CATGAAGCATTAAAAACACAGAATTACCGAAGATCGTCCAAGAGCATATATTTTTCAATCTGTTACACCTCATTTTGACCATGAAGAAATCAATTTTACACCGTTCTTTATACGTTCTTTTTTGCCCCAAATATGCCCCAAACAACCACATTTTGCCCCAATAGTGCCCCAAACATTTAAGGGGATTTAACTTGATATTTCAGATAATTAACGCAAGTTTGCGATGCGAATTTGCGTTAATTTTCTGGATGAGGCATTTACCGTTACCCGTTCATCAATATTCCGCTGATTGACAAATCCTCCAGAGCTATCGCATACTGACCGCACTGAACAAATAAGCGGTCTCCGCACCCGATAGCTTTGCGGCTTTTTTATGCCTGCAATTTGGCATAGTTACATCCGTACAAAGGTCGGGTGGAGAGGCGTAATACAACACCCGCAAGGGAATATGCCCAGAGCTTCTTATTTGGCTCAGTTGACACCCGACCGCCAGCTACTAACTGGCGGTTATAAACTAAACAAATAAGGAGGTCATCATGACCAGTCAACTCATCCCCGTATTCAACGGCACTATCGCCAACGAAACCACTCTTCTCGTTAATGCCCGTGATTTACATACTTTTCTTGGAGTAGGTAAACGCTTTGCATCGTGGATTACAGAACGTATTGAAGAGTACGGATTCGTTGAAAATCAGGACTATATAGCTATTTCCCAGAAACGGGAAATAGGTTATGGGCGAGGGAAAAAAGACTACCACCTTACCCTCGATACAGCCAAAGAAACGGCGATGGTAGAGCGTAACGAAAAAGGCCGACAGATACGCAGATACTTCATCGAGTGCGAAAAGAAACTTCGCAACATGCAGTCGGCACAAGCAGAACCACAGCAACAATTCACAGACGAGGAAATCATCCTCCTCTGCTACATGCAACTCTGGATGGAAAAAGCCCAGGACCTCAGCAAACACCTGTATCCGATCATGAAAGAGCTGAACTCCTCATACACGAACAAGCTGTATGACATTGCGTTTGAGACCATCTACATGGTGACGAAGAACAGAGATGTGCTACTGAGAGAGGCGGCACGGCTTGACCAGTCGAGTTTCGTAGTTCAGCGGGCCAGACCAATGCTGAAAAGCCTGCGGGCAAGGCAATTCGAATTCTAAAACCAAAGGAGCTTCGGCTCCTTTTTTCATGCCTGAAGGAAAGGAAAATGGCAGATATCATCGACAACGCCGCTGAAATCGAAGAATTGCAGCGCAATCTCTCCCTGCAAAAATACAAATCCGATAGTAATGCCCCATCTGCTACTCATTGTTGCGAGTGTGGCGATCCGATAGATGAGCGGCGACGCCTGGCTGTTCGTGGATGCAGAGCTTGCGCCAGTTGCCAGCAGGATATTGAACTTATCAACAAACAGAGAGGTGTGAAGTGAACATCAACACCACGATAACGATCGATACAGCCCTGAACACCGGCCTAGCGCTCCTTGGTTATTTCTACATCATGTTCTGCAGCGGACGATGGCTGTCACTGTTGTTCATGAAAAAATGGAATAAACGCCGTAAGCAGGAGCAACGCCAAAAGGCAATAGATGCATTTTTCGAAGCCTTCGGTATTGACGGCATGGAACCAGGGGATCCAGCTCGCGCAATTAGCAGAGGGGGCGTAGTAATCCTTGTATACCGGAGTGAAGAGAAAAATGAGCAAGATTGACTATCAGGCACTGCGTGAAAAGGCAGAGAAAGCAACTAAAGGAAGCTACATCGTAGGGCATACATCTGTTAACCAGCACGGCAATTTAACAGGAGTTTTTGTTTGCCAAAAATGGAAAGGAGAACCCGGTGGCGTGATTGCAGAATGTCATGTTAACTGCCTGGTTGAAACAGATGCTCAGGCTTATGCAACGCTGAATTCATAGCAGAGGCTAACCCGGCTACCGTGCTGGAACTGCTGGATGAACGGGAAAGAAACCAGCAATACATCAAACGCCGCGACCAGGAGAACGAGGAGATTGCGCTTACGGTTGGGAAGCTGAGAGTTGAGCTGGGAGCAGCAGAGAACAACCTTATTGATAGTGAATGCCATGTTGCTGAACTGGAAGAAGCGCTACGCGATAAGCAGGCGTTACTTGAAGCATCAGAGAAGCGCATAGCAGAACTGGAAGCCGAACTCGTAAGCCAAACTTACAAGTTGCCACACACGCAGTTTGAACAGATTGCTAACCTCTACGAAATGCAATTTGATGACGGTCGCACTTGTGCCTTTCACACTGATGCGCAAAAGGCTGAGCAATGGCTTCAGGCGTGCGACGGAAACAGGGTTCAGGAATACGTTAAGCTGGAACGGTTGCAGAATGCGCTGTCTGGCAACTCTCCGGTAACTCCGGATGGTTGGATAAGTTGTAGTGAGCGAATGCCGGATACCAAAACAGCCGTTCTTGTTGCCGTGGAGTTTGACAGGAAAGGTGACTGGCGAATGAAGTGGGCGACTTACATCCCGGGGCATCCTGACGCTAATGATGGGTGGATAATTCCTGGTGCGTCGTGGAAACCGTCACACTGGATGCCGCTACCAGAACCGCCGCAGGAGGTGAACTGATGGAAAATGAAGGCGATAATATCATCACACTGGTGCAGCCAAAGCGCGATGAAGAGAAGCTGCTGAACATTACAGTAACTGGCAGAAAAAACTACACACAACAGAGCTGTAAGCATCGGGCCATTGAGGTTCATGAACAGGATCACGTTATCCTGTGCTTGCAGTGCGGATGTGTTGTGGACCCTTTTCAGTATGTTCTGCGGTGTGCGAACGATGGTGAGGCTGTGGTGAGAGAGATTAGACAGCTTCATAACAGACACGATCAGCTCCGAGAATCTGTTGCCAGCCTCGAGCGTGAAGAAAAGAACACCAAAGCACGGTTGCGGGCAGCAAGAACTGCAATACTGTATGCGGAAAATGACCTTAAAAATATTGAGCAGAAGGTGAATCAATGACCTGGCCTGAAGCATTCGCAAATGTAGGAACAGTAATGGCGGTGGTGCTGGTTGTGTATTCGATTTGTCGCTGGAGATAAAAACGGTTTGCGGGAAAAGGAGAGTTAAGTAGAATTGCTGCGGGTGCTTGAGGCTATCTGCCTCGGGCATGAACACCAACGGCAGATAGAGAAAAGCCCCAGTTAACATTACGCGTCCGGCAAGACGCTTAACATTAATCTGAGGCTCAATCCATGCTGAACACATGTAGGTTAGCCTCTTACGTGCCGAAAGGCAAGGAGAAGCAGGCTATGAAGCAGCAAAAGGCGATGTTAATCGCCCTGATCGTCATCTGTTTAACCGTCATAGTGACGGCACTGGTAACGAGGAAAGACCTCTGCGAGGTGCGAATCCGAACCGGTCAGACGGAGGTCGCTGTCTTCGTAGACTACGAATCTGAGAAGTAAGAGACCAAGCGGGGGAGTAATCTCCCGCCACCTCTGATGTGTCAGGCATCCTCAACGCACCCGCGCTTTACCATACTGAAAATGCTGTTTGAATGTTCATCTCTGAAAGAGGACTATGAATGAAAAAGGTATTGATTGCAGCACTTATTTCTGGTGTGTCTTTTGGCGCTTTTGCACAGCAGGGCGGTTTCCAAGGGCCTGAAGCAGAGCGTTCAACAGTAGCGCAGGCAAAAGAACTGAAGGATGATGCATGGGTTATCCTTGAAGGGAGCATCGTTAAAAAAGTGGGTGATGAACGTTATGAGTTTCGTGACAATAGCGGGACAATTGTCACGGATATCGATGACAGCATATGGGCCGGGCAGAATGTTTCTCCGAAAGACAAAGTAAGAATTGAGGGTGAAATTGATAAAGACCTGAGCAGTGTTGAAGTGGATGTAAAGGCACTGAAATTATTAAAGTAACCGTCCCAGCTTGCTAAGCCCGTCTTACTGACGGGTTTTCTGTTTGTTATCACAGTATTTTTCAACAAAACACCGAATCTTATCCGGTGCGCTGTAAAACCCCGTCCTTCAGGGCGTGGAGGATGTCAAATGGCGTATATTTGGATATAAGAAAGCCATCCAATACTGGCTGAAAAAACTCCTCATCGATATCATCGTGGGCCTGAATAGTTCCATCCGCAATTCTGATTGCCGGTATTGTTCCCCGGCGATAAGGGGTGAACATCATCCCGGTTACATCAGATCGCCTAATAACATATCAAGATTATTTTGCTCATAAATGCTATTCGCCATTACCGTTGCTGCTTCAGCTTAATGAAACGCATAGATCCGCCATGCTTTTTCAGCAAATACGCTGCCATTTGCGCAACTTTTTCTTCATTAAACATAAATCGGCTCTCTGTATCACATGAAATGCTCTTCTGACTATATGTTAATAGCTCCGGTTATTACAGGTCAATGAGTGTTTATTTCTTAATCAGCCCCGCACTTCCGTACGGGGCCATTTCTGTTAATCCACTCCCACTTTTTTGTTGTACTCGCGGTTAAACCGATCCACGGCAATTTTCATATCCCGCTCTACCGATTTCACCATCGCCGACTGTTGCGCCAGACTGAGAGTACTGTCGGCGTAAATGGCATCACGCTGTTTACGCAAATCCTTCAGTCTCTTCCGGGTATCCTGCATAAGCCCGTTCATCGACAATTTTCCGTTGTTCTCGTCAATGAACGCCGTTCTTTCTGCACCGGTCAGACTCTTCAGCTCTGCGTGATACTGCGCAATCTCTGTCATCCGGTCGTACATCTTCTGCTGGTCTGCATACGGCATCACCTCCCCCGAAATTTTCCCCAGGAAGGGCACCTGCTGTTCCGGTATATCAATACCATTCAGCGATTTCACCGCCGCATCCGTGGTTTTGGAAATGAAGCGCCCTGTCCCTCCGGAGATATAGTCAATCCAGAATTTCAGCGATTCCGGTGTGATATCCACCGCGCCGGGACGGTACTGGCTGCCACCTGAGAACGCATTCAGCCAGGATGCAAACGCCTTGTACGCTTCTGGCGTTGAACGTCTTCCCAGCTGGCTGTCAGGTTTTGGTGTACCAAACGGCATGTTCTCCTGGTAAATCTGCGCCCCCATGAAGTTTTCATTCATGGCAAGGTTCGCAAACGGACGCAGAATGGTCGGCGCTGCATTTTTCAGCAATGCCCCGGACAGTGTTTCCGACGTCTCACTGCCAATCGGGCTGAATGCACCAAGCACACCACCAACAACATTACCGGCAGCACGGGACGCCGTCAGGTCACCCGCCGCCACACCTTCAGCAGTATGCCCGAGCAGGAAGAAAACGTTGTACCCGTAAGGCAGAGGAATACTCCAGTACTCTCCGGCCTTGCCCCCGAACACCGATTTCATAATGACGAGGTTACGCTCTTTCACATGAGACGGCACCTTGTCATACCAGTTAACCCCGTCATCATCCTCACCCGCCACGCTGCGGTTAAGCGAGCCAAGCAGATAACCTGCTCCCACAGCGGCAAGCGCGATTTTCTGCGGAACATTCAGATTCTTCCAGCGAAGGCGCTCCAGTAAAGGTCCCTCACCATTAAGATGTCCGAGCGTTCTCACCAGATTTGCCGTTCCCTGAATGCTGGCGTTGGCGAACATGTACAGCGAATTCATCAGCGCCCCCTGCTCACCACGACGGTTAAAGTTCACCGTCATGTTTTTGGCAAGAGACGCCGCCTGCTGGCGTGACAAACCGGCATCACGGGCGTGCTTATAGGCAGAAAGACGCAGAGCGTTTTCAACCGCACCGTTGGCATCCTCGACAAGGTTAAGGAACGAATTCCATGCACCGATACTCTGGCCTTTCCATCCCCCCTTCGCCAGTGAGACAAGGCGATCCATTTCCTTCTGCTGGCCTTCAAGGTCACCCATGTTAAACCAGCCGGTTTTCCCTCCGTCCTCAACAAACTCTTTCCACACCTTCTGCCACTGTGCACCTTTTCCCGTGAGGGTTTTACCACGCAGACTGGCGTATACGGCTGACATGGCAGAACGGCTGTCTTTCACCACAGCCAGGGCGGATAAGTTATCCAGCCCTTTCAGTTTACCGTCGCTCCTTCCCTGCTCCGCCTTCAGGTTCATCACCGCCGTCTGCACGTCACGGATGAAGTTACTGACCAGGAATTCCGGGTTATACGACGTGTTCACCGTTGCCAGGAAGCGGTTAACTTTCCCCAGCGTACGAACAAAGGCATTGCTGGTTTCCGGTCCCATACTCTTCATCGCACGCATCAGGCGCGGATCATGGAGTTTGATGTAGTACGTTTTGCCGTTCTTTTTGGTGGTGAAGTACCGGTCTGCCATCATTGCCATCGGTACAGGGCGTTCGACAACTTCGCGAATGGTTTCACCAGTTTCCTGGTCCTTGCGCTCTGCAATCGTCCGCATGGTATCCGGTCTGTCATCGGTGAATACCTGCCAGTAATCCTTGTCGGGATTATCCTGCACCAGTTTCAGGAAGGCGTTACCCACTTCGTTTTTGCGATGGCGGATCAGCGATTCGCTCAGGTCCTGTATCGCCTGAGTGGACGGAGACTGTGCCCGGGATGCACGCCCCATGGCCTGCCTGCTTTCACGTCCGCCGATGGTGAAGCCCTTACCTGTACGGGGCAGTGACACCACACCGTCAACATCCTGACCTTTCAGGGGAACGTAGTAACGGTAGGCGTTCTGCCAGGCATCCACCACACCGTTCTCTTCAAGTCCGGCCTCACGGATAAGCTCACGGCGACGGGCCAGCATATCGTCAATAATCCCTGCCAGACGGTCATACTGTGCCTGTTTGCCACTGTTACGTACACGCTGCATGATTTCCGCCGCTTCCGCGTTGGTCATCCCCGAACCGCCGTCCGGCATTTTCGGGTTGATTTTCGCGATATGCGCGTTACGTTCCGGCGCGTGACGGGCGTAGAGGTACTCATCCAGATCGGCCTGCGCAATTTTGTAGTCCGCCAGTAATTTAGCCAGTGGCTGAACGTAGCGCTCCTTCATCACGTTCAGGTCGTTTTCCGCCTTCCCGTGGAAGAGTTCTTCCGCCATATAAGCGTTGTTACTGTCGTCCACTTTGCCGCCAGTTTTACGGATATTCTCCTGAACAGCTTTCAGCACCTGGAATTTATCCTGCATCTGGCGCACAAAACGCGATGCAATTGTCTCTTCCGGTGTCAGACTGCTGGTACGGGAGTAATACGGCCCCTTGCGAATATCTTCAGGATAGAGTATTTTATCCGCAGAGCCGCGATAAGAATGTTCCCCTTTGGGCAATTGGAGCCCTCTGTGCAGAAGGTTATCGCGGCTTAATTTTTCTCTCCGGTACAACGTTAACCCGGTCATTTCCATACTCTTCAGTTTTTTTCCATTTTCTGTACCGTAAACAGAAGCTACCTTGTTGATTTCCAGACGCGACCGGACAGCCTTCATGTGTACCGCTGACACCACCGGATCACCATTTTTATCCACGGCATCAAGCAGCATCACAACCGCATTTCTTTCTGTCGCTGAGCGGTAAATTGCATCCGGATCGTGCATCAGTTCCGGTAGTCTCTCGATAACATCCATCGGCACCACATGTTTCACACCATTGGTGGCCTTCCGCACAGTATCGCGGGAAATAACCAGCGGCAAATCCGGTGCACCAAGGTGACGCAATACCGGCGGCGTACGCCCGATGTTTACCGTTAAATCTGTGGTGCGCAGAGATTTCATCATTCTGGCAAGGTCATCACGATAACGCTCGCCCTCACCTTCCGGCACTTTGAACGGATCACGTTTACCACTACGGGAGTACTGAAACGATGCGCCCGCGCCATCCTCACGCGGCGTGTAACCTTCCCGCACACGCTGGCCTAACGTACGGATGGTCTCGCGAACAAGTCTGATATCGTTCAGTTCCGTCGGCTTCAGTAACCCCGTACGACGCAGTACCCCTTTGACCAGGGCAACAACACGCTCCCATGCCGCCACGAATTTATTCGGCTGTTTCTCCGCCATATGTGCCAGAAATTCACCCGCCTGTACTTCCGGTGATTCCTTACCATAGGAAGCATCAACCTTACGCCAGGCTTCACGGATGGTGACGTTATCACTGTCGCGGGTTTTCAGCACGGTTTTGATAATCGTCTGATATTCCGCTGGTGTGACAACATGCTCCATGGCATGGTGAATGATCTCGTGACGCAGCTTCTCGCGAACGGTCCGCCCGTCAGGGATGTTATCCGCCACCAGGACAATTTCTCGTTTATCCGGACGATAGAATGCGTGCACCCTGCCGTAACCATCGAACAATTCACCCGCCAGCGCTTCAGCCTCTTTCTGTGACTTCACCACACGGACCTTCAGGTCACTGTCCTTAATGCCGCTCATCACGCCACGGGCAACCGCTTCAACCTGCGGGACCGGGCTGCCTTTGGCTTCCGCACTACGGTTAACATCCGAAATGAGATTACCTTCAGGTGTGCGGGTAACGCCCTTACGGGAATAAAACGCAACGCCCTTGTCCGTCTCACGGGTTTTCAGGGTGCGGAACAGGTGATCGAATGCCTCACGAATACCGCCATCCAGTTCCGCATTCGTCGGATAAGCGTAGGTGTTATCTGTGTTGTGCTCAGGTGCCTTACGGATATTGACCAGATAATCATTCTCCACGCCAGCCATACGCGCCTTATCCTGAACATAACGCTCAAAGGCACGTGCCGCCATTTCAACATCCGTTGACCAGTACGGTTTTGAGCGCACCTCATCGAGAAGCGCTGAACGACGCGGCATGTCACTGTTTTTAATGGCCTGAATCACACCTTTAAAAGCGTCGTAAACCTCCTGACGTACCGGATATTCAGCATCAACATACCTGCCGTCTTTAAATATGCGCCTGACACGCTGTGCTTCCGTCATAAAGTCGCCACCTGACGTAATTTTCCCGTCATTGGAAACGTCATAACGACCAAAATAATTATCCAGAGAATGGAACCATTCGTGCGCCAGCGCACCCGGTCCGTTACCTTTTGTCAGGTTGATTGCCACCTCACCTGACTCATAGTGTGCCGCCGCCTTACCCTTACCACGGGCACCAAATGCCAGGCCAAGACGACCGTTCAGGGAAAGCGCTTTTGTCGGTACATTCAGTACTTCCGCAAGGTCATGCAGCGAGTCATAAGCCCGGTTCAAATCAGCCTGACGACGCGGACCTTCCACGTAGTTACCAAACTGCACACCACGGAAACCAAACGCATCACTGAACTGCTCCGGTGAAACATTCCCCTTGCGGCGTTCTGGTCCGGTACGGTCGCGGTTGGTGGCGTTGCGCTGCTCCTCACGCGAAATCTCCCGCATCTCCTTCACATGACGAACAAGCTCATCACGATGTGAATCAATGTACTTACGCGCATCACTGGCTGACTTAAAGCCACCTCTCACCCGCATTTTGTTTTTACCGTAAGCGATAAAAATATCGCCACTGCGGGTATTCCGGTAAACGTCAAAGCGGATTTTGTCATCCGGTGACGGTGCTGTTTTTTCATCACCTTTCGCCTGTGATTTTTCCTCCTGCTCTGCAAACCAGACTTTCGCCTTTGCCAGTAATTCATCCCTGCTTTCCGAGAAAAAGAGGTTACTCCCCTTATTGTCCTTATTGCGCAGTGAATAAAGTTTCTGTGGCGGATCGTAACGCTTCCCTCCTGCCGCCTGATACACACCCGATACCACCCGATAAGCAGAAGCCCTGTCCATCTGTGAGGGTGGCAGAGTGCGTAACAGTTGCCAGGTATCCGCGTAACGGGAGGGCATTCTGCCTTCCATCCATTCTGCGAGGCGTTTCGCGCTGACCGTTCCGTTCAGCATTTCCGATACACTGTGTCGTACTTTTTTTATGCTCTCCCCCCAGCCTGCCGTATTGTGTTTCGTCTTCGCCGGAATATCGCTACGATACAGCGCTATCATTGCCAGGGTATCAGCATCAGCACCTTCGTTCGCCAGTTTTGCGTAGTCCGGTTTCGGGAACAGTTTGCTCAGCGGCTGCGTGGCATAATCCCTGTCTTCCAGCGTTTTACCCAGTGTTTCAGCAAGCTGTGCATAACGGTGTTTTGCCGCGCCCTTAATTTCTTCACCAAAGTCTTCAATTTTTTTGCCCCTGACTTCACCTCCGCGCACGGTAGCTTCCCTGTCAGTAGAGACAGTTGTTTCAGATTCAGGTGCGATTGTCTCAGGCTGCGGGATGTCACGATTTCCTCCGGCCTGTCGGCGTACTTCTGCCTGCTGTGCAAGCTCAGGCAGTGAGTCCCGTACAGTGCGGGGAAGTGATTCAGGCTGAGGCATACGAACATTACGCGCAATGTCAGGAGCCGGTAGCCCTTCACGTACCGGTGCTGTCGCGTTCTGCGCATCCGGTGACGGCAGACCACGACGAACCATGTCACCCTCGAGTGTTTCCCCCTGGCGACCAGCGGCGTTTTCCGGTGCCGGAGCTTGTCCTTTCTGGAAACTCTGGCCCTTAACCTCACCGGTTGTGGTAAAACGACCACCACGTCCGGCCTGATTTTCATCCGGCGTACGCGCCACTTCTCCCGGTAACGGATATCCCTGTCCGGGATGAATATCGCCGGGAGCGGGCAGGCGTGGACGCTCAGTTAACTCCTGTGCTGTCGGACCGGCATCACCTTCAGCCATCTGTGAACGTACAAGCTCCTCTGCCGTCGGCGCGTTGCCACGGGCAAGGCGGGCCTGTACCTCCGTATCATCCCCCGTGAAACCACGGAATCGCGGGTCACGCATGAACGCGGGCTGCTCCATCGGGTCAGCATCAGCAATACGCTCTCCGTCAGCCAGGGTGTTAATGGTTTCCGTTGCCACATCTTCAGAGAACGCAGGATTATCCATTTCAACGGCATACTGATTCTCGCCTTTCTTCACTACGGACGGTTTCAGGCCGGTGGCGGCGGCATTACGGAAAACATCACTCCCCATGGCGCTTTTCTCATCCGTGAAATAACGGTTGTCCGGGCGCACCTTCTCAATGCGTTCCGCTGGTCTGGACGCACCATTCCCGTTAATTTCAATGCGGACTTCATTCGGGTCCCGGAACCGCACCGTCGGGTAAATGCTCCCGTTACCATCCTCCGCATTTTCAGGCTGTGACTGTGCTTCCGGCGTCACTTCCTGTTGTGGGCGAATGACTTCTCGTATTGCCTGAAACTGTTGTTCTTCAGTCTCGGTGCGCCCCTCTTTCTGGCTGAGTCTGCGGTATTCCTCAAGCAGTTCAGAACGCGGCTTCGCCTTCAGCTCATTCATCACAGCCTGTCGCTTCGTCTGTTCGTCCAGTTCATTCAACAACTGGCTGGCAGCTTCCCGGCGATGAGCTGCGGATGCGTCACCCTCTGTTGCCATATCCGCATCAGCATACTGCTCCAGAAGCTGCTCGCGATTCATGCCCTGCATGGATTCACGCTGCTGCGCCACCGGATCAACAGATTCTGGTTGCGGGGCTGCGTCGTCCTGCTGCACGGTTTCAGCATCACGCATGGCGGTTTCTTCTGCGGCCTGACGTCTGCCACGATATCCGGCAACCGCACCGAATGGAGCCCCCATCGCAGCACCAAAGGCTGCACCTTCGATCGTTGCGTCAGCCACGCCCTCCCACGGTGACACACCCATTCCGGCGGTCTCACGCAATGCCGTGTTTTCCTGATAGCGTGAATAGCCGCCCTGCGCCGCATTAATCGCCCCCTGTTCCGTGGCATTTCTGACAATGCCGCTTTTAACGGTCTTCGCTGTGCCTCGTGTCACCAGATTAAACAGTTGTGCGTCACCCAGTTTTGCCGCCATGGCATTCACAGCCAGCAATTCAGGATCGGTTGCCAGCTGCGCGCGCACCTCATCGGCAACACGCTCTTTTGCCAGATCCATTTTCTGGCGATCAGTAAGCTGTGCGTGCTGCGGGTCGGCGTCAATGGACAAAAACGTCTGCTGAAATTTCGGTGACTGCGCCAGCTCAGAGTAATCAGCATTAAGAACAGCATCTGCTGCCGCCATTGCACTCTGCCCCTGTGCACTTACAGTGGAATGGGTGATCAGGCCCGCCTGGAATAAATCCGGCATTTTTTTATCGACAGCTTCTGCTGCCAGTGCCGTGGCTCTTTCCGGCTGCATCCCTGCCGCGATGTATTTTTTCTCCAGCCCGGCGGTCAGCATTTTTCGCAGTGTGACATCACCCACCTTTCTAGCCACACCGCCAGCAACCATATCAGGTACAAGCGCACCAATCAGGTTTACACCCTTCGCCACCCAGACCGCAGAATCATTATAGCCTTCGGTCATCGGCGTATTCAGCGCACGAACTGCACCCGGCGACATCTTACCGGTCAGCCATTCATCAGTGGCTTTGGCACCATCACTGACAGCCTTACCGGTTGCCTTCAGACCTTTACCGACAGTATCAGTAACCGCGTTTTTGCCATCAGGCAGGGTATCGATGACCTCATCAGCCCCCCTGCTGCCACCGGCAAAAATATCCTGCACAGTTGCGACACCCGGCAGCCCCATACGGCTGAACTCATTTAAAATACGCGCCCCTGTTTTTACCGGGCTCTGAATCATCGCATCACCGAGTCCACGGGCCATTTCCCCTGTTCCCCGGACGGACTGGGCGAAACCTTTACCCATTGTTGGCAATACATCGCCCAGGCTGAACGACGTACTGTTATCCTTCCAGCGATTCGGATCAGAGAAAAATGCTTCATAGCTGTCAGTTTCGCCGGGTTGCTGAATGTTCAGGCTGTTACGATTCTGGTTACCGAGTTGCGCCTCAGGACGCTGTTCCTCTGAATAGGCCATACAGACTCCATAAAAAAACCCGGCACAATGGCCGGGCATCAGGAAATGGTATTAATGGAATATCGTGAATTACTGGGCGTAATTCTGTTTCAGTCCACGGATAAACTGAGATGCAGATGAAGCACTTTCATCTCTGGCCTGTTCCCCCCTGGCCTTTTGAATACGGAGAAAATTCGCATACCCGTTCTCCAGCAATTTCTGATTCTGAGGTTCCAGCATTTCAGGCTGACGGGCCGCTACATTTCTGGCAAATGACAGCTTATCAGGATCATCTCCCGCCCAGTTGATAACCTGTTGCTGAAGTTTTTGTTGCTGAATTTTCTGTTGATGCGGTTGTGAACCAGTCGCAGCATAATATTCATCCACCGCAGCCTGAGCATTACCGCCATTCTTGATCGCGTCCGCCGCTACGTTGCTGGCCCCCTTCTGAAGCTCTTTCAGAGAAAGTCCCTGCTGCTTCGGCATAAAATAACCATAATTTTTCGATATCTCTGCAAATTTGCTGCGATCCCTGACCTGAGCGATAGCCTTATCAACGGGTATCGCCAGCACGGTTTGATCATCAGGGTGCGCACTGCCGTATTCTGTTACAGGTTTATGCGCGGTGGAGCCATCGCTGTATGTGAGATCAAGGCCAATAAGTACGTACCCTTCCTGCTGCGCTGGTACGATACTGCCAATCCTGGCCTCTTTTATCGTTTTGTCCCCGGTTGAATCAGGCATGCCAATACGCTGTTGTAGTTCCGGGGCAAACACGCCGGAAAGCACATCGAGATTTTCCGGGGTATTCAGCGAATCGATCGCCATGTCCGGCTTATCACCAAAGATTTTTTGCAGGTTGATCACGGCCTGACCCGCTTTCGCTGCATAGCCTTCGTTTGACATAAGAATTAATGGATGTCCCTTTGGCAGCTGCCCGAACAGACGCGTTGCAGCCTCCTGATCGCCAGCCTCAATTGCTTTTCCAAGCGCTTCCATTAGTGGCTGGCTATGGGCAATCATATCGTTATACTCAAGCCGTCGCTGGTTGTATTTCTGCAACTGGAGTCGCTGCTGCTCCATACCCAGTGACGCATTCCGGTAATTCTGGTTAGCGTTAAACTCCCTCTCCTTCAGTGCATAATTACGGTCGTCAACTTTGGCTCTGTAATCAAAGTTCCGCTGATCAACGTTTTTATTATGTTCAAACTGAGACTGCGCAAACTCAAAATCGCGCTCGTTATTTTTCTGTTGCCGGGCAAGCTGTGCTTCACGCAGACCAAGCTCCTTACGACGGGTCATTGCCTGGTCAACGGTGCTGAATCCGGCAAGTAACCCCTGTGCAAATCCGCTCATTCACCACTCCTTAAAACAAAGAACCAGCAATGCCGCCAATTACTGCTCCAGCAACAGCACCAACAGGACCACCAACGGATGCGCCAATAGCCGCCCCCGTACCAATGCCCGTACCGATATTCTGCTTGTTCTGCGCTTTCTGTTGCGCCGCCATCTGTTTGTTCGCAGCCTCAATTTCTTCACGTCGTCTGTCTGCGTCACTTATTCCCTGTAATGCCTCACGCCGCGACTGATTTGCAATATCCAGTAAACCGTATCCCATATTGCCCCCTTACGCTGCCACCAGTTGGCCGCCAACACTCAGTTTCTGTCTTGCCGGTGCAGAAGCCCCCGTCAGAATATTCATCTGGCGATCCTGTTCGGCTTCACGGATACCATTTTTCGCGCCAGCAATTGCCAGGGCATTACGTAACCCCAGCGTATTACTGTCGGGATTATCCGGGCGGTTTACCCCGTATCTCGCCATCTGGTTATCCTGCGCCATCTGCGCTGTACGGAGACTGGAAGTGGCAAGGCCTCCCACCCGTGCAAGCTGTGCATTCATCAGACTGTTGTTCTCCCCAAGGTCAGCCAGCCTTGCCACGCGGGGCAAATATCTGGTTCGCCAGTCGTCGTATTGTTGGCGTGTCAGCGCTGCTGACGTCTGCCAGTCACCCTGTGGGCGGTCTGCTCCTGAATAACCAGCCCTTGCGAGAGTTTCGTATTTGCCATACTCCATAATTACAGTCTCCAGTTCTGAGCCTGATGCTGAATGGCATTAGCGCCGGTGCCAGGTGTTTTAGCACCGCCACTTCCTCCGCTACCGCCAGCCTTATGCATCGCATATGCACCTGCCGCACCCAGACCAGCGCCAACAAGAGAGGCTCGCCCCTGCTGTTTCGTAAACGCCGCCTGTGCATCCGATTTAGCTTTTGCCAGACTGCTGTCTGCCAGAGAGTTAAAACTCTGTAACGCATCCGCCTTCTGACCAGAACCGAGAGCAGCAACATCCTGTAGCCCGGCAACATACTTATCTGCCTGCGATACCTGCCCCCGTGTGGTTGTGTCAATCTGCCCGGTTACCTGGTCACTCTGGTTCGCATTCATTACCGCATTAAAACGACCACTGGATGGGTCAACGCCGGACTGAGCAAGATTACCCGCAAGCTCCTTCCGTGCTTCGCCAAACTGTTTCTGATACCCCAGATTTGTGGTGCCAGCAATATTGTCGTACTGCTGCTCACTGTTCAGGTCATCGACCTTTTCCATGAAGTTATCTTCAGCCGGGCGGAGGATATTTTTGTAATCCTGCCACCCTTTCCAGGCCACTTCTTCCTGTGCTATTTGCGCTGCTGTTGGTTTTACTTTGGTATCACCACCGCCTTTACTTCCACCCATAATGGCCCCCTGGATAACAAAAAACCCTGCCGGAGCAGGGTCAGAATGTGAATTACAATGTTGGTTTAAACACAATGATGAAAACTGTAGCAGTCAGACCGCTATCCTGAACACCATGAAGCCATCCTCATCATCCGGCATTCGCTCAAAGCCCAGTCGTTTTCCCAGCCGGATAAATCCCCGCCTTGCCGTATGGAACTCAGCCCAGCGTCCGCCAGCCAGATGGGTTAATGTCTTCACCTCCGGCAGGTAACGCTCAACGCTGTTACTCCCCGTACACACGCCCAGCAACACCAGAACATAAGGGATACCATCAGCACTGAGCACAGAACGCAGCACCAAAAAGCCATCAGGTGCCTCAAAACAAAACGCCTGCTTTTTAAGGCAGGCGTCTTTAACTTCATTCATAAATTCAGGGTTGCGGGAATTTCTCACAACACGCTGCATATACCAGAGAATTTTATCGTTCATTCTCTCACCTGAAACGGGTGCCATATCGGCTGAACCTCAGCAACCAGTTGACGGGGACTCTCGTCCCCGTCGCGGTTTTCCTACTGCTTACACTGTAAGAACGCCGCAAACTCCGCTCCCCACAAATTCAGCCGGAACTCACACAGTGAACCGTGCAACATCCAGATGGTGAAGATAACCGTCATGCAAATTGTGACGGTGATAAGCGATTTTTGCGACATAGCGCTTGACTCCTTTTACAGAGAGGCGCTAACCTTCTACTTGCTTAAGGTACGAAGTGTTAGGGCCTCGGGTTAACGTTAAGTTGACTCGGGGCCTTTCCACATCAGGCCTTCAGGTTCACCCTCCAGCCATCAGCCGAAAGGCACCCACGCATAATTTACGGTTTTTGCCCTGTACGGGCAATAAAAAACCCGCCATCACAGCGGGTAGTAAACGGTTACCGGATACAGGTCAGAATTTCAGGCCAATGCCAGCAGTAACGCCACTCGTGCGCCAGTCGCCAGAGCCGGAACCTTCGTAAGCCACATCCAGTGTAACACTCTCATTCAGGTTAAACTGTGCACCTGCAGCCCACGCAAGGGAGGTTTTTTTCGTGCTGTTGCTTTCAGAAAATCCGCCACTACTGTTAATATTGTCCTTAATTTTCAGGTCAGCGCTAACTTTAGCAACGCCCATCCCTGCCATCGCATATAAACTCATGTACTGATTAACCCGCCATGAAGGCCCCGCTAACAGACTCCAGTAATTCGCCCTGATATCCGTTCTGGCAGAAGCTGCCGGATTCTTAATCTTCCTGGTATGATCGGCTGACTGCACATCAATAAATGTCTGTGAGTTAGTGAGAGAACGCGTCCATGTAAAAGAGGTGATAACGCCAAAATCATCCGTTATCTCGTAGCGATACCTGATATTAATGCCCTGTGGATTTTTATCCTTGCCTTCATATCCACTGACCCGACCATCTGTATATTCGCCCAATGAAGAAAAGTAGTTTCTGTTGACGAAATGACTGAAAGTCTCCCTGTTATGAGCAGTCGCATCCTTTACAAAATCCTTCAGTCCCGGAAACTGAAAGTGCGCATACCCCAGAGAAATTGTATGCTCTCCTTCTGCTGCATGTGCAGATAAATTTACACAGGCAATCCCGGAGATTGCACACACAACCAGTGTTGCTATACTCTTCATTTAAGATATCCTGTATTCAGATAACACGCTAAACTTTTTAATAATACATCTTTTTAGACATTTTAAATGAATATTAAAGACTCGCTTCAACTAATCATATACTGATGTATTAATAACCAGGACCTTATCTATATACGGCTTTCGAATATCCCATGTTGCACCACCGGAATAATGCTCACAGGAATATATTTTATTTCCTGTAGCACCAGTGGATGTGGTATAAATCGGTCGATCATAAGGAGTTCTTTTCCAGTTATAATACCCGACCAGTGCAGGCATGATTGCGCATGGATATCCAAGGTCCTTTTCAAATTTGATATCAACAGGTATTAACTTCGCGTCAAGCAGCATCATTTCGCCATGATAAATCATCTCACCGTCCGGGTTATACATGGCGATACCATACTCAGAAGGTGGAGTAACCATATTCGCGAAAGCATAAACCGTCGTAACACCAGGGTTCGTTCCCCTGACAATTACATGAAGCCTTAGTGCATGATATCCATCAATCTGTTCATGCGTGTACATGACATCGGCCTTCTTCTCTGTTCTGATAAAGAAAAAACAACTTTTGCCTGACGGGATTGATGTTTTAAAAAAAGACTTTTCAGTCGCCGGTATGGTGCCTTTGTTGATCAGACACTGCGGCGTAAAACCTGGACTTATCCATACGCTGCCATCCGGCTTCATAATGCTCAAACCGTACATAACACTTATCCCCAGAATGTATAAATATAAGATCCCATACCCTGCTCAAGATTCGACCACGTCACCGTATTGTCATTAATGGTTATCTTCGGTACTTTCCGATCCGCAAATACATTATTCCAGGGAAATAAACAACATACAGCCTGCAATGATTTCCCGTCGGGTTTATTAGTGTACGTCTTTGAGCCAGACTCCGCTGTAAATCTGTCCAGGAAAAATACTGGAGTCAGCACGCCCGTAACATTAACGTTATTTCTGTTATAAATGGCAAAACCGTATTCCAATACTCACCTCCTGATCAGCGTAATCTGCCTATGCGAACAGCCAGTCGTCCATTCTGGTCATAAACCTCAATTTTATCATTGCGGATCACCAGTCCTACATTCTGATTAGAGTAACGAATTGTCAGTTGCCCTTGTGACGTAACACTGAAAAGGCCTCCAATATTCAGGTTACCCTGAGAATCAACCTGAAAGTTTCCGTTCTGAATAACGGCACTCCGGATAACTGGCGAAGTGATACTTACCCCGGCTTTTACCTCATCCGCCACAACCTTCCGCGACACCAGTGTTTCAATCACCGCGTCATAAATCATCGCTTTCGGGATCACTACCTTGCCACCTGATACCGCAAACGGATAGGCTGTGTTATCCGGATTATTCGGGTCAAAGACAAACAACTGCGACGCAGAAATTGCAACCTGACTTACAGGCCTGCCTTCACTGTCTTTTCCGGCGACAATCCCGATCCCCGCAGTGATACCATCAACTCCCGCTTTTTTTGACCACATTGCAAGAAAAGCTTCACCGCCTTCTTTATCCAATTTAGTGATGCGCTTGTCGACCTCATTAAGCGATTCACTGGTTGACGAATCCAGTGTGCTAATGCGGGTTTCAATACCACCAATCGTTCTTGTCGTTTCTTCCCTGAGAGTCCCTACAACTTCGGTTGTCTTAATTGCAGCATCCTTTACAGCCTGCCCCTGCGCGTTTTTTATTTCTTTACGCAGCTCGGACACAACCGGCGACTTTGCAGCCTCATCGCGGATCTGGTCAATGATGGCCTTCACGCCGATCTGTGTTTGTGCCTGAGTGCCTTTTTCAGCATTCCATGGACCTTTCACTCCTGCCGCGTTAACAAAACGTATCCAGTAAAATCCCGACCAGCCAGGGTCAACCGGATCGCCGTAAACCTGCCCCGGCGTCGTGGCAACCAGCACTGCATCAGCAAGGTCATCCTCCGTACCCCGCCAGATTTCAGTCAGTGAATGTCCGCGATAATTAGGCATATCCCATTCAAGAAGAACCGAGCCAAATCCACCGGTCGCCTTAAAATTCAGCGGTTTTGTGGGAAAATCAACAGTCATTAAAGTACTGTCAATCTCAATACCCGGATTCAGTGCATATGAGGCACCACCCGATGTTCGACGCCGGGCGAGTTTAAGACCAACCAGTTCCTCACGGGTCACAAATGCGTGACGTCCGTCACCACGCTGCCCGGTGCCAATTTCCATATTCTCCACAACAGTGGATAAATCCTTCCCCGCACGCCACGGTTTTCTGGTCATACCGGCATCTCCGACATTGATGTACTCAGGGTTATTCGTTCCACCTGCCCGAATCCGGATACCATCACCTGCCAGTTTTGCCCGGTTGCTGCCGGAAGTCTCACCACACTTCCCTTAAACGTACCCGGCGCAAAATGAATCACAGGAACATCATCAGCCATAATGGTGATCCCCACCCGCTCAGGCGCCGGAGATTTCACCCTGATACAGGAAAAAGAGGTTCTTTCAGGTAATGAAAAAATTTTTGAATGCCACCTTATCGTGGAGGGCAGAGCCCCCCCGGCAAGCACTGACATTTTGTCTCCTGTCACCACGCGCATCATATCTTTCGCGAGATCAACCCATGCGCAGTCAAACGGTGTACTGAGATAACGGATATCCATGTTCACCGGACTGAATACAAACACATCCTGCTTACCATCCGGTTTCGTGTAACAGGCAATGTATTCACCACGCCAGGGATAAGCCACAATGGAGGCCGGATTAAACTGACTCTGCCACTGTTCCGGTGAAACAATCTGTTCCGTCGCCAGCGCGACATTACCGTTTGCATCAACAGACACCAGGCCATTTGTTCCTGCATACAGCACAAAACCCTCCATCGCAACCATACTCCGCCTGCTCAGACACGCCTGCATTGAAGGGATTTTGGAACCAGAAATTGTGGACGGTGATACCCCACTGAACAAATAAGGCTCCCCCTTTGTCGCCACCACCAGTGACGTTCTCAGCGGACAGATAGCTACAATATCTTCTGCCGTCGTGTGACGATTCACTTCCGGCCATGCATACGGCAGATACGCTTCCGAAAACATCACTTCATTACCGGCAAACCCGGCGGCAATACCGTTAGCCATCAGGCAAAGGCCTGTCATATTCTCTGGCGGCGGCAGGTAATCCCATGTCGCCAGGGAAGGCCCAAGGTTTTTCGCCGGTATTTTGTCCGTGTAACTGAGCACGGATGCATCCAGTTCAGCCACAAGTAAAAAATCCGCCTCCCCTCCACCTGATGCAGAGCGATAAATCCGGCGACGTTTAATACTGGCATTCTGCAATGGCACCGGAGCCAGCGTCAGTTGTACCGCAGTTCCCGGAGTACGGAGTGTTACCTCCAGAGACGCCGGACCTGGCGGACCTTCTTCACCATAATCTGAGACAAAGGTTTCCGTATAAAACCGGGTTTCATCATCATTCGGGTTATCGTCAGAAACATCACCGCCCTGCTGAACAGTACAGACAGGAGCTGTCGTCGGCGCGGGGATCCCCAGACGATACGATGATGTCGGGTGATTCCCGTCCCCTTTTGTGGCAATAGTCGCATCCGTCACTTTAGGAAAACGCCCGTCAGTGTAGTAAATACGCCCGTGGGGGTCCTGAGCGATCGGACTGCGGATCACATCCACCACATCCGGCCATGCAAACCAGAAATCGTCACGGTAATGAAAAATTGTTTTTGGCTTAATTGTGAATGTTTTCTCAACCCCGGATATCTGACGTTCTGGTGTAATAACACCAAACCGGAAATGGCAGTCCTCCGCCAGTACAGCGGAATGCTCGGGCAGCATGGATGTCACAACGCGCGGCATCATCCCACGCATCGTGGTGATATCGATATAGGGCATAGAAATTCCTTTGACTGCTTCAGGCTTAAAAATCAGGGGATTTATGATGGAATTCGCTAAAATCGCGATCGGCATCACTGAAACAAAATGCCTTGCATGACATTCTGATGATGACTAAATAACTTCATTGATTATTGCAATTTTCTTTCGGTTTGGGGGAGCATATTGCTCCCCTTTTTTCACTGCATTATCATTGCCGCTGTAGCAACGAGAAGCATCACTCCGCACACGCAAGATGTTTCACACTCACACCATACAGTCCATTTTTCGCCATTCCCGTATACAGAAAGCTATTCACTGTCTTCGTGTGAATTCCCATTTCACTGGCAAGGCGACATCATGTACCCCTTTCAATTTTTCCAGATTCAGCTGAATAAAACGGCGTCCCTGATACATACTGCGCATTAAATGGCCCAACTGACTATCACAGATTATTAACCAGGATTCTTTACTATCCAGAATAATCCTGCGATTTTCCGGCATAAAAAACTCTTGAACCAGAATTACACGGCATCCTTCACTCCATCGTATTAACATGTTTATTACTTCACTCTCTAATAACCCCCCCCTATACATGACAACAAAAACCGGAGCCGGGCTCCGGTTTTTGTGAAGCTGTCGGCTATTTCATCCCGCCAATATTTTCCCACGTCCCGTCAGCACGCAGGATTTGCAGCGGTCTTACCACACACTGTATCTGCTTTTTATCTGCATCCAGTATCACCACCTGTGTGATTACCCTGTCCTGCTCCGGAATAATGCCATTCTCATCTGACTCCAGAATGTCTGCCGGTCCCAGTCGCAGTTGTGCTGTAAGCGACTGCCCGTTTTCACAGTCATCATGCTTTCCGCAACCGCACAGACTCTGCATAAGCTTTCTCAAAATATTCATGTCATTCTCCTGTTCTGCCTGTATCACTGCCCACTTCATCCAGCCCCTTGACATCCTGCCACGGCCCGTCACCAAACCTGACCTGCAAATGCTGAAAAAAACCCTGAACCCGTGTGGCATCTTTGGGGTCAAGAAAGGTCAGTCCGGTGATGAGTGCGCCATCTGTATCCGGGAACCAGCCATGGCTGTTTGTCTCAATAATGTTTCCCGGCCCCAGACGGAACCGTATTTGCGTCTCCCCCGGGTCGCCCTTCGGCCCCTGAGGTCCGGTCGCCCCCACCGGGCCTGCCGCACCTGTTTCTCCTTTCGGTCCCTGTGGGCCTGCCGGGCCTGCCGCACCGGTATCTCCCTTTGGACCCTGTGGACCTGCATTTCCCGTCAGACCGGTCTCTCCCCGCTCTCCCCTGTCACCTTTCGGCCCCTGCGGGCCTGCCGGACCAGCATCACCTGCCGGTCCCCGTTCGCCGGTTGCCCCGACAGGGCCGGTGTCACCGCGCTCTCCCTTATCACCCTTCGGCCCAGCCGGACCTGCTGGCCCCGTGTCCCCTTTATCTCCTTTCGGACCGGGAACACCACCTCCTGCTGCAGCCTCTTCTGCCTTTGTTTTCGCTTCATTTGCCACATCCATTGCCGCTTTCACCGCTTTCGGGGTGGCAGCCTTCGTTTCATCATCACTGTCCGTTGCGCTGCTTAACTGCACAATTCCCTTCTGTGCCGTCGTTGCATCAGCCACATTTGCAGCGCTGCCTGCCGGACCTGGCTCTCCACGAGGTCCCTGAGGTCCGGTCTCTCCTCGTTCGCCTCTCGGACCTGCAGGACCAGGTTCACCTCGGGGGCCAGTCTCCCCACGCTCACCTCGTGCTCCCATCGGTCCCTGTGGTCCGGCTTCTCCTCGTTCGCCTTTAGGACCTTGCGGGCCTGCAGGACCTCCCGGATCACCTTTCTCGCCTTTTGGCCCCATATCCCCCTGGTCCCCTTTAGGCCCCCGCTCTCCGGTATCCCCCTTCAGGCCTGGTATTCCCTGCGGTCCTCGCTCCCCCTGTTCGCCCTTCTCACCACGCGGACCAGCAGGCCCTACAGCCCCCTGAGCACCAACGTCACCACGCTCACCTTTCGGCCCTGCGGGCCCTTGAGGGCCCACTGGACCTGTTTCGCCTTTAGGACCGACATCCCCCTTCGGACCAGTTTCTCCCTGAGGCCCCCGGGGCCCCCGTGCATTCTCAGCCATACGTCTGGCCTCTTCAGCACTGACAGTGGCAGCCTCTGCCCGCTTAAGGATCTCTCCGGCGCTCTCCTGCGCCAGCCTGGCCTTTTCAGCATGCTGTCTGGCTTTTTCTGCATCAGCTCCGGCGGCTTTTTCAGACTCTCCGGCACGGGTCGAGCTTTCCTCTGCATTCCCCGCTGCTGTGACTGCACGGGTCGCAGCCTCAGTGGCATCAGTCGCTTTTTGTCCGGCTTCAGCCGCCCTGCTGGTTGCCGTCTTTGCACTGTCAGATGCACTCTTCGCACTGGCTGCTGCACTTTCTTTTGACTGTGTGGCCTGAGTGTTTTTTGTCGCCGTGTCTTCATTCAGGCGACGAATAGTGGCAAGGTCATCAGCCACATTATTCTGTATCTGCCGGAAATCTGTCAGCAGTTCTCCGGGTATGCTAACCTCAACAAGACTGCGGCGTAACAGCATATTGAGCGTCACCGTACTTTCGGTCCCCTCAATACGCACACGTCCGTAGACAGCAGTCTTCCCTTTCACCGTCACCGAAACCGCATACTCCCCCGGATCCATCGTCATTCCGTAATATCCACCTTCACGGGTCACTGCCGACGCACTGGTGCCGCTGAGCGCATCCGGTGAAACTGTCAGCGCCGTCAGGGTAATATTTGCTCCTGATATCGCCTCACCATCAGGAGATTTCAGCGTCCCCGAAACAACAACACTCACACTCCACCTCCGTTAAACACTTTTTTACGGGCATACAATGCACTGTCTGCCCCCTGTTTGATCCCAAGTTGCTCAACAAAACTCTGATAATGCTGCGCAGCCAGCCCCGATTCTGCGCCACCGGCAGCATCCTTACTGAAAGCGCGAAACAACATCCACTCCACCAGTGGGTTAACATAAGCCTCTTCCAGTGGAACTGGCGTATCATCGTCCTGCGTCAGAACATACACTGCCTCCGGTATCCGGCTTACCACTGCATCAATACTTATCTCTTTGTCAGGAGCAGGAAACAGCCAGAATACGCGCGGGGACAGGTCGTTGCTGATAAAACATTCAGGAATACCCTTCATTGTGGGCCACTCAGGATACTGCGCATCCAGCACCTCCCGGGATAATGGTCTGACTGCACTACCGTCACTGAGGCATATCACGTCAAGAAGTTGTATTACACCATCGGGCAAAACCTGACGGGCGCCAGGAACACAACTTATTGTTTCCAGGCTTGCGCCAGCATCCGGTCTCGCCAGAATCACTGCCCTCACAGCATCATTGTAATAATCGCACAATTCCTGCAGGGGCCAGCGAACCATCATCGGGTCAACCAGTTGTGTATTCACACGTCCGATGATTTCTGTAATCGTCGTCATCAGAAAAACCTCTGCCTGCGTACAGGGTTGCGGTATGAAGAGTACGGGCTTGTCGCCAGTGTATGACGATATGCCCGACGGATCCCCTCAGAAAACTGCACAGAAAAATACTGTGCGCGTAACGGATCTGACCATGAAACACCAGTCTGCATGAACAACCGCTCAAGTGCCCCCGCAGCCACTTCTTCAGGCCATGTGAGGAGTTCATCCGGTATCTGGCTGCGTCCGGCTTTCGGAGCGACGGCATAAAGCACGCTCACCTCACCGGGAGAACAGGCAAATCGCAGGGAGCGTCCGGAGCTGATATCCACATCCCGACCGACAAAAAGCTCATGATTATCGTCAGAGATACGGATGATATGAACGCACTCCTCATCATCTTTGTCATACGGAAGCACGATTTCTTTTCCTGCTACTGGTACAACAGTAACCTCCCGACGGCACACCAACGACTGGCGGCTGAATGCCACGGCAGCCATTGACAGAGCATCCGTCATCATAATGTTCAGTGGACCGCTGATATGACGACGGACATACGGTAAAAAATCACTCAGTTCCGCCATGCTGTTCAGTCTCCGCAACACGACGGCGAAATGCCTCACGCACCCGGATACGGAATGCCTCAGCCGTTTCTTTCGGGTCTTTGTGAATATCCAGCTCTTCTGCCTCACACAGCGTCGCCAGCCGTGCTGAGGTGAGCTTACTTAAATCCACCTCCTGCCCGTTAACAGAAACAACAAAACTGTTCTCCGCTTCTGCCAGCGCAGCAAGCACTCTTTCCTGCGCCTGCTGTGCCTGCCGCAACTGCTCATTCTGTTGTTGCTTTTTCAGAACATCATCAAGCTCTTCATGACGAACCCAGACATCCGGAAACCCCAGCAGTTGCCAGGCCATCGCGCTGTCAACATGCACCGGCTCAAGACGTGGGAACAGCGTGCGACTTCCGGTAATGGTGTCCTTTTTCACGGGTTTTGGGCCGATATAGACAACGGCAATTTTCTCACTCATATAATTCCCCGGATAAAAAGCCCGCATGACGCGGGCCGGAAGGTTTTAATCAGTATCCCACCACGGTATAACGCAGCAGAACATTCAGGGTGCCGGTTGCAGCGGCAGTCTTAATGGTGACAGTAACCAGCTCCCCGTCACGCTGTGTGGTGTACGGCTCCACTGGCACATATCTGGCAAATTTTGCAGAAACAGCTTCGCTGTTATCGATGAGAGCATGCTCACCGGACTTAATGCTGACGGTTGCAGTACCCAGACCACCCGTTGAAACCAGTTGGAGTGAGTTGATACGGATGCCCACTGGCAGTGAGAGAAGATGAATAACACTGTCCGCTTCCGCAGCATTCACCGTAAATACGCCTTCTGCCACCGACTCATTACCGTGCGTACCCGTATAGACCCGTTCACTCAGTGACGGGGCAAGGATAGTCTTTGCCATAATTAATGACTCCTGAAAAAGCCGGGCGAAAACCCGGCATAGGGAAAGGAAAAAATCAGAGCTTCACTGCTGTATCAACGGCAATCACGCCGTGATCCTGCATCTTGCCGCTCTTCTCGGGGAAACGGATTTTTTTCAGACCGTTGATCCAGCTGATTGCTATCTCAGTACGGTTATCCATATCCGTTTTCTTCTCAACCATGTTGAAGTGACCGCCCGCCTTCTGACCGTAAGCATTTGCCAGCGCCTGAGCCCCCAGTAACATGGCGCGGTCAATATTGGTTGCAGCAGCGACCTCTTTCGTGGTTGCCGTCAGGTTATTCTCTGATACCAGAACCTTTGACCCCTGATAGAAACGGATCGGCATACCCGCATACTTACGAACCAGGATATTGCGCCACATCGCACATTCACCTTTGAACAGCGGATGATTAAAACCTTTTGCACGGTTCACGGCACGAACCATCATCTGGTTCCAGTCCTTACCGGACGTCGAGGTGTACCAGTCATTCCACTGACGCGGCGTGACGTACAGGACGTAATATGGATCTTCTCCGTGAAGTTCATCACCGGACAGACGAACCGGCTGTAACGGATGCGCCATTTCGTCAATGAACAGGGAGAGATTGTCCACCAGGCCAATAGAAAAAATATCTGCCGCTTCAATCTGCTCAAAGCTTGTCGCATCACCGCCAAAAAAGTGACGGTCATGTGTCGGAGGCAGTACATCGTTGATCATGATTTTTTTGAATTCAGGGTGCTCCGCTGTCGGCAGAATAGTGTCGTCAGCAACAAAATCACCACGAGCTCCAGCAAGATGCACTATCGCACACTGGTCCTGCAGGTCATTAAAGTACGTCCCCAGAAGCGTTCTGGCTGAGGATGCCAGGTTAAACTTCGTGCGCTGCTGACTCATACGTCCGCCTGCATCCACCAGGTGACGTCCCTGATTGATTTTCAGGGAGAAGTCAGCATGGCTGAGATCCTCACCACGACCTTCAACACGCTCATCTCCCATCGTCGGACGTTTTGAGAGTTTGTGCATGATGCTGAAGGTCACTTCATCACCGGCCTGTTTGTTAAGGTCTGTGATACGGACAACCGGCGCACCCGCGCTGGTCTGCTTCGTGCTTTTCTTGTCCGGCGAAACCGCTTTTGGCGCTTCCTGCTGTTCAGTGAGGATATTTACCATCGAGCGGTTGCGGTTGGCAGCGGTAAAAAGCGCCACCTGATACAGCTTATTCGCCTGGGCTGATGTTACAGTCGTCATTACTTCAGTTCTCCTTCAGTAAGTTACCCGAGCTTCTCCAGAAGCGCGTCTATTTCAGCATTCGTCATACCGCGCATAATCGCCTCTGCCTCTGAATGAGAAGCGCCAAGTAACCGTTCAAAATTATCACCGGTTCCGACGGAAGCCGTGGTGCCTAAATCTGACGGGGAAGCAGGTACTGCCTGCTCCTGTTCAGCGGTCTTCACTTTCTCTTCCGCCGTTTTCCGGATATCCGTTTTGTCTGCCTTGTTGTCAGCAGACGACTCACTGACTTCACCGAAAGCAACCTGCGTACGACGGGCCACTTCAGCGAAACGTTCAGTGAGCGTTTTGTCTTTCCATGCGGGGTCATTCTGGAGCTTCCCGTCGATGGATACAGCAACCGAGAAGCGATCTGGATCGGACTCCTGCCACGTTTTCAGCACCGGCACGGCATTCATCGCATCAAGAACCGGTGATAAATCCTCACCACCATTACCTTCTGCCTGCTGTGCTGATTGCTGAACACGGGACTGGAGATAGTTATTTTTACGGATGAGCGAAGCCACCGCGTCACCAATTTCCGGATACATCTCCCTGATACGGGCAATCTGCTCATCAGAAATTTTTTCGTTTTCCGGTAACGGTGTGGGCTTCATACCGGCCTGGTGGATCTGAGACGTCAGCAGTTCCACCCTGCGTTTTTCTTCAGCTATCTGCCCACGAAGAAGTGCGGCTTCCTGTTCGGCCCGTTGCTTACCGGAACGTTCAGCCTCAAGGACTTCATAGGGAATGACGTGTTTACCGTCGCGGGTGAGCACCCCCTTCGCTTCCGGCTCCTTCACGTCCTGCGTCTGCTCCACACTGGCATCCGGCGTCGGTGCCACATTGTTATCGCCCGTCTGAGTCTGTGCTTCCTCATCCGCATGTTTTTCCGTGGTATCTTCCGTCACGACGTCCTGTGCGTGACTGTCAATATCCACATCCCCAAGTCCTTCCAGCATTTTTTCCAGTTGTTCCGGGGTTTCTTCACCCGTAAATTCAAAATCCATAAATAACTCCGCATGGTCTGTTTATCGGACAGATCCGAATGGTTGAGTAAATAAGGCTTATCGCTGCCCCCGCGAATAAGCGCACCGCTCCCGGAACGCTTACCTCCGGAAACAAAAAACCCCGTACGATGACGGGGTTCAGTTGAAGCCAGAGTTTTCAGAGCGACATTTCATTCATCCGCTGTTGTAACGTATACAGCATCTGTTGCTGAAGAACGTCCTGCTCCTGTTCCATATTCTGTACGCCGGTAATGATTTCTGCCGTATGTGCCTGGTTAAGCGCATCCACATAACGCTGCCCCTGTGTCAGGGCGACTTCCCGCTGTGCACTGGCATTATCCCGTTGTGCAGCTGCATGTGCCCTGGCGGCGTCAGCTTCCAGTTTTGCCACTCTGCCAGCCATCTCGCGCATCTGGAGTTCTGCCTGTTGTTGCTGAAGTGCCTGTTGTTGTGCCGCTACTTCCTGTTCTTCCGGCGTCATTTCATCCGGTGATTTTGGCGTCCCCAGCGCAGCACGAATACGCTCAACAAACTCCTGTTTCTGCGGCACATCCAGAAGATTAACCCACAGGTCGAGCACAACAGCCTGCACCTGAGGCGGCAGCCCCTGAATAACCTCTGACATTCTCTGTGCAAGCTGTGCCTTAAACGCCGGTGTCTGCTGAACAGGCGCCAGCGCAATATGTGTATTTAACCTTGAAATATCATTGGTCAGTTCACCATTATCACCTTCAGCATTGAGGACAATGGTCTGGCGACGCTGGCGATCATCGCGATTAATCACCACTGCATGATTACGGCGTTTTTTCAGGTCATCGAGAAGATAAGCCAGCAACAGTCTTCCCACCTGCTGGCAGGCAAACTGGTAGTTATCGTTGATTTCCGCAAGGGTTGTGGCCCCCTGCTCCACCAGGTTACTGATAGCCACGCCTGACGTCGCACCTGAATCCTGCCCGAGAAATGCGGAATACACTCCCATGGTATCCTGGATAAGTTTTTCCGATTCCTGCATGACCTGAAACTGCTGGCTGGCAACCTGAAAATCCTGCTCAACCCGAAAAACATCTGCGACACTTTTCTGATTTTTTCGGACCGGATTCAGTTTAATAATGCCATCCGGACGTTCGATCTGCTCCATCAGGTCGTTGTCTGACAACTGGGTGGCATCCTCGTCCATAATCACGCGTTTGGCCTGAAGCAACCAGGTCAGCTTGATACGACGAAAATTCACCTCATCCTGTGCCGGAATGGCGCGGGAAATTAGCCCGTATGGCTCCCCGGTTTTATCCTTTCGGTATCCCCAGAAAGGAACCAGCGGAAACATCCCCTGCGGAGCACTACAGGGGCGATCCACAATAAAGTGTGGCCCGACAAACCAGGCTTCACGAATACGGCTTACCCGCCCGACTTTCACCTGAACCCGCCCGGATGCCACAGCTACCGCCTGCATCAGATTATTTTTATCAAAGGCCACCACCCGTCCATTACTGAGTTCAATCACCGGAAGACGCTCGAATGTACGGTAATAAACCACCTGAAGCAGCACACGACGGCGTTCACGCTGAAGCCATTCGTTCTGCTGTCGATCCCATGACTGATACTCTTCCCATGCACTCATCAACGGACTGGGCTGGCCTTCAGTAACCGTGGTATCGACAAAACCACGCCAGTCATCAATGGCATAATCGATAACCTGAGCCATTCCCGGGAATGTAGCTTTTGCCTCATCGGTATCCATCCAGCGGCGACGCATCAGCCATCGGCAGTCACTTAAATCAGCCTCCCGGCTCAGCCAGTCCCAGAAAACCTCATTCCGGCTGACAGTAGACACCTTAAATTCAGGCCCGAACGGATCGCTGTTTCGTCTGACCTCCACCCAACTGAGGCCCGCCTTGATTTGTTCCGCATAGGCATCAGAGCGGGCTTTATTCATATTGCCAAGGCGGCATGCATCGGCAAATTCAGCATTAATAGCTTCAGCCAGTTTTTCAGTTTCATCATCTGGCTCGTCTGACATCACCACCAGATCAGTCCGTGTTTTGGCCTCCATTCCCAGAACGCCATCGACGGTAGGCGCGATGAGGTTATGGATAGTCATCGGCTGACCGCGATCTTTCAGTACCTGAAGAACTTCCGGTGGCAACTGATCGCCATCGTAATACGCACAGGCCTTGTTTGCGGCATCACGCCATTTAGGCTGGCTGTCAATATCAGAACAAAGCGCCTGTAACTGGCGCTGAGAAAAACGCGGCGTGGCTCCATTGTCGTTTTTCGTCGCCATGGTGTTAGTTTCATTTTTCATCAGTGAGCCATCCAGTGTGTGGTTCTGCGTTTATCCGTTTTCTGTTTTACCCTCACCGGCATTCTGGCGCGCATCTCCTGGGCAATCATGTAGCTCATGAGCTGATCATCAAAGCAGCCTTCCTGTGCATTCATGGAGCCTTTCGCGTCATAAACGTAGGTGTTCATTTCCGATAATGTGCCTGACCAGCGGATCCCTGATATTCCATTATTCAGAAGCGTTTTCATTCCTTCGGTCAGAACAGGTTTGCTCTGACGGGTTGTCAGCCAGCCAAGGCGGGGCGTATCGTCGTCATATGCCTGGTCAAGATGCTGTTCGTTGTAGATATAACGTGTCGGATAGAGTTCCCGGAGTTTCAGGATAACTGCATGTCCGTGATTATTACGCTCCGGCCCCACAAACGCGTTGTTATACATACGACAGACCTGCGAAATGAGATGAGCAAAAAGTTCAGCATCGAGATGCCCGAACCAGTGAGCCACCTGCTCGCCATTACTGCGTTTGACAACATCCAGCGATGAGCGGTCTCCGTGCTCCAGCCCTTCGGCAGTATCTGCCCCACAAACATACTCTTCATCCGGATCCGGCAGTTCCCATACCAGCAGATAATTCATCAGCGTCCGCTGCAACTCGTTTTTATTTCCTTCACGCAGAGACTGAGCTTTAGTCTTCGCTCCTGTAACAGGTTCAATGTCATAAACAATCATCGGTGGCGAACAGAATGATTCTGCCTGCAACGTACTTTCGGCACTGAACACACGTCGTCCGGACGTCAGAAACGCCTCCTGTGGCGTTGAGGGAAACTCCTGCTTCATTTCCTCACGCTGTTCAGTTTCCTTATTGATGTACCACTGCTTCTGTTCATCAGTAAGCGTGATGTTCATTGCCTTCTCAACCGCAGAAAAATACGTCATTTTTTCCCGTGACAGCTTCAGCCCGCTTTCCGGCACTCTGGCGCTGTATTTAGGATCCTGCCACCAGGCGTAAAAATGGAATTTATAATCCTGTGCCGTCAGCAATAAGCCTGATGCAGTGATCTCCTGTGCTCGGTTACTCATCTCGTAAAAATCACCACCCACGCCTTCAGCAGTGGACTCATCAAAAATAATGCATTCATCAGAGACGGCATTAAGCGTACCGGTTCGCAGTTCTTTCGCCTTAGCCGGATATTTCGCGCAAATTTTGCCGTGCTCTGAGATATGCAGGCGCTGCACCGTACCTGAACGGAATGAGGTTGCCACCTGGATACTCGAGCCGTGACCAAACAGGATATAGCCACCGCTGGCACCGCTACGACGTTCAACGATGGTGAATGAGGCTCTCAGCCAGTCAGGGAGATGATCAAACGGTACAGCAATTTTTGTGCGGAAAATTTCACTGGCAGCCTGTTTATCCTGAGCGACGATCCCGCATTTGAGATGCGGAATGAATAATGCCTGGTCGAGAAGATAAATATCAATGGCTGTGGAAAATCCCAGCTGGCGCGCTTTCAGGATAATATTTTTATTGTGCATGCTCCGGAACAACTGGCGCTGCGCCGGTCGCATTCTGAAGGTGACCAGTTCACCTTTTTCGTTCTGTATTTTGTAGAGATGATTGAGCCGCCACCAGGGATTGCTCAGTTTAGTCATGATGAACAGACGTTGTTCAGCCTCGGTCATTTCTGACGGCTCATCACATCGCGGTTCATTCTTCCGGAATGTCATCCAGTCTCCCCGAATTACTCATTTCATGCAGCGATGACACGATGTCACTGACAGGCGTAACAACGCCCCGACGCTGGTTGGTCAGAATATCGGTTTCAGCTCTGAGTTTATCTCTGGCGGCGTTGATTCTTTCCCGGTCAGCACGAAGTTTTGGTGCTGTCTCAGCCAGGACGTCCAGCGTCAGCAATGAGCGTTCAATTGACTCGATACGGGCAATATTCCGGTCAAGGGCCTGTTCAGCTTTGAGTATTTTGTCGTAAAGAGCAACACGGGTTTCCACGTCAGTTGCCTCTTCCAGGTCGGCGAACATCCCTTTAAGTGCCTTAGTTACTGAAAGTGCGCGGGCCCGGGTGAACACCAGTTCATCGAACAGCACCATGTCGGACGCATCATCCATGAGGTTATCTGCCTCAAGATACTTCGCATATCCACGGTGTCTTACGGCGTGGGTGTTTCGCTGAGAAAAAGCGTTTGAAGGTGGTAAAAGTCGGGAACCACGAATCCGTTTCGTTTCTGCCGAATTTGCGCAGTTTTTTTCAGAGTTTTTTGCACATTTTTCATCGCCGGAACCCGCGTCATTGCAGGGTTCTTCATCTGAGATGTCATGATCGATTTCATGATCGGTTTTATGATCAATTTCATGATCGATTTTGCCCATTTTTATACGGGTTCTGGCGGTGTTGTAATTAATCTTTTTCTTCCGGCACCAGTCCAGTAATGTTATTCCCGTTTCGGCATGTTCGCGTCGGAATGCCTGCTCCAGCTTTTTCCAGTCCAGCTTTGCCATGTCACGTTCTGACGTCCTGTGTTAAAAACTGATGCATAATGACCGCTGTGATTTTTCAGATTTCACACAGCAGCACCATATTTGATCGATATTTGCACAATGCGGTTGTTTTATCCGGTTTCTTCCACCACCGCACCGGACAGGCGGCTTCGCGGGAAATCGCTCCCATCTCGTGAAAAATGAGAAAACCCGGTGTGTATCGTTTTTGATTATCCCCGCACACTCTCGCAGAGGAGTCTCCCTGTCTGGCTGCGGTCTCTGTTAATGCAGGAATACGGTGACGATACGGCGCATCAGCAAAACTTAGTTCAGGCACTGAGTGCGGATATAGTCCTGTGCCCCTTCCAGCTGCTTCTGCATTGTCATCAACCGTTCTCTGAGGATGAAATAATCCCGTTCAGCGGTGTCTGCCAGTCGGGGGCCGGTTGCATTATCCACGCCGGAGGTGCCGGTGGCTTCACGCACGGTACCGGAGCAGGTGGCGTTGATCCGCAGGCGCTTACGACCAGCGGCAACATCAGCACGCAGAGTTTCATTTTCAGCTCTCGCATCGGCTAACTCCCTCGAGTATTTTGCATCGAGCGCAGCAACATCACGCTGGCGCACCTGCATGTCAGTAATGGTGGCATTCGCCTGTTCCAGCTCTCTGGCTTTTTTATCGCGCTGCGCTTTGTAGGTGAGCGCGTTGTCACGGTAATGGTTTGTTGCCAGCCACAGCGCACCATAGCCAACCGCCAGGACAATAATCACCACACACAGAACACGGTTCATCTCTCTTTCACCCCACCAGTCCCGATAACGTCAGGACTCGCCAGGCGGTGGAAAAGAAAATGGCAACCAGCATGACTAAAAATGAAATGCCGACAAGTACACAGAGGCTCTTCACCAGCGTTATGAGTTTATCTGATATCATTAGCCACCCCATCAATCCGCCTTTGTTATTTTCCCTTTGCCTGTATCAGCCAGGACAAAATCAATCAGCATATTCGCTTCATTTACCAGCGTACGGATTTTTGATACATGCGCGGCTTTAACCTGTTTCCACTCATTCAGCCCGGTAGCAAACACACTGGCAATGTTTTTATCCCGTTTCATGTCAGCACAAGCCTGGTTGAGTTCTTCCATCACGCTCATTTTACGGGGATTAACGACAAAACCCTTCGTCCAGTACTCGTAAAGAACATCGTCGCACTCTTCCTGATACCGGATGACCTTATCGCGGATTTCGGGTTTTACTTTGTTGGGATTAATGGTTTGTAGCCAGCCGGCAAGTTTTCGAAGTGGCATGGACACCATATTGCGTTGTTTCCCATCCTCAGCAACCATAACGATTTCCGTTATAGTTGACGCAAAACGCTGTCTTAACTTAGCCAACTGTGATTGCCAGGCCAGCCCCATCCCCGCAACGACAGGTTTCATGGGAACGTATGGTTCGCCATTATGGTTAACTACATAAAGAGAGTTGCCGTGAAACGGCACGGCCATCATATTCATCGGTTATTTCCTTTTAGTGATGAACCTTGTCTCACAGGAATCCAGCCCACAGAAAGGCACCGACAGCCAAACCGGTATCCTCAAGGGTCATCCTGAAAGGTTCTGTGTTGTGAGATGCGCGTGAGATGCGCAGAAATGACAAAGGCATCATTACGGTGCCTGAGTGTTAAACAACTGTTTTGACTTTATTCACTTACATTTTGCCAATTTGCAGGATTTCGTGTTATCCGTCCATGTAAGCAAACCTCATTTTTCAGCAAAATATTCTTCTTATCTGTCGATTCCCCAGCACGCCAGCGCGCTCTCCTGGTCACGACGGGATACCTGACCGTAACAGTTGTTTGAACGAATACGGCAGTCTCTGCCACCGTCCTTAATCCACCAGCGAATAGCTTCGCAGGCACCTTTTCGATCACCTGCATTAATTCGTCTGTAAAACGTCGACGGGAAACACTTACCGGGACCAATGTTGTACGGACAGAATGACGCGATCCCCGCTTTCTGGGGTTCGGTCAGCGGCACTTTGATGTTTTTCTCCACCCATGCCAGCGCCTTATCACGCTCAATGGCGTTAACCCGGTCGCATTTTTCCTTCGACAGCTTCATGCCAGGAATAACAGGCTTACCATCCACCCGGGTGGCTCCACGGCAGATGGTCCAGATACCCGCACCATCACGGTATGCTGTGGTGTGGTTACCTTCCTTTTCATCCAGAAACTGGTCGAGGATTTCAGGCGCAGAAGCACCTGCGGCAATCAGCGCCAGAACGGCAGCCGATAAACCATAGCGGAGTTTCCTGCTCATCAGCTTACTCTCCCCGTGCCGCCTTACGCCGGTCTTCTTTAATCTTGAAATACAGGTTCGTCAGATATGTCAGCAGCCCAAACAGCAGACTCCCCAGCACGCCTATTGCCGCCCACTGAGACGGGGAAACCCTGTCCAGCAACTGCAGGAACCAGTAGCCCGTTCCCACCGCTGACGTGGTGTATGACACACCTGTTGTGATTTTTTCCATCTGGTACATACCCCGTCTCCCGCAATCCGGAAGCTCACAACAATAAAAAAGACCACCGGCACACACCGATGGTCCCTGACGCATGCTTACATCATCATGTCGCTGTCCGGTGTGGGGTCACCGCTATCTGAAGCACTCCCCTCACCCGCGATGCCTTCCGGCTCCGGAGCTGCCGGTGCGCCCAGCAGCTCATCCAGAATGGCATCAACCTCTGCATCAAGACGCGCTTCCAGGTTATGGCGAAGTTTCTGTTTCAGTGCGCTCCGGACTTCTTCAGAGCGCAGGACTTCCTTCACTGCTTCAGCAGTGACCAGGGATGTAATTTCTGACATGGGATTTTCTCGTCGAAAGATGTGATTAAGAAAGTTGCCGCTAAATGAGCGGCTCTTCGGGTTTGCTTCCGGCTGACTGACTGGCGCTGATTTTCTCAGCGGCCCTTTTGTCAATCTGTCTGCGCCAGAAGTCACGCATGGCCCTGTACCCACCCGAAAGGAGATACAGCACACAGACCACCGTACAGAAGTACAGCATTAACTGGTTCAGAAATGTCATAATTTCTTTCCGTTATTGTTGACAATAAGAACTGTTTTCATTTAAAAAACCAGAGCACGAAAGTATCGTTCCTTTATTTTTTCTCCATAGGTATTACCACCGCCAGCGTCCATTCCTGTCGCTGGCGGTTTTTTTTATCATGCCGCAGTGTCTGTGTTGTTCACTTCCACCGCAATGCTGTCAATCAGCACCGGGTAAGTCGCACCTTTGGTAATGTCTGTCACATGCAGTTTATCCGCCGCAAATGCACTGACCGGTGACTGCGTCAGCGTGAACGGTGTGCCATCCTGACCATCAATAACCGGCGTCACCTGAAGGCTGTTATTCCCGGCAAAGCGGAAGGCCAGCGTATGCCATTCGTTATCAAATGCGCCAAAGGTTCCCAGTTTCAGGTTGTTTGTCGCCACTTTCGCATTGTGGTACATCACATTCAGGTCTTTTGCATCTGTCTGGATGTAGAACGCTGCCAGCAGGTTATTCCCCCCGTCTCCGGTCAGGGCAACGCCCTGTGGCAGTGAAGATACCGGCCAGTAAAACGCCATAACATACTGGTTCGCAGCCAGCACTCCCGAAACCTTAAAGCGGCAGCGAATCTGCCCCCCTTTCTGTAACAGAGCCGCACCGTTGCCCGCGGCGTACTCCAGCACCCAGCTGCTTTTACCGGCTTCCTTGGTCAGCTTCACTGCCTTACCTCCGGTTCCCTCCGCATCGCTGACCACTTCTGCCCTGCCGCCACTGGCTGACCATCCCTGTACTTTCAGGCTTCCCTCTGACTCGCTGGCAAGGTAAGAGAGCAGTGTTGTGACGCCTGTGGCTTCTGCACCGGAAGGCGATGACGGGCGCACCTCTGATACTGTCGATGATGCCCCCGCGTTTAGCGCCACTCTTCCCGCATGGCGCAAAATCGCCGTTGCCAGACGGTCGGAAATAATCCCACGGCGTGCCCAGGCGCTGAAATGGCTCGCCCTGTCCTGTGACGTCCAGGTGGCTGAGCTGTCACGCCATTTCGAACCGTAATATCCGATACCCGGAATGTCCGGGTCTTCTTCCGGTTTGTTCGTCGGCACATTCACCCCATTCTCATCCGTCATGAACGGTACGAAATGGATATTCTTTTCCGTTTTGTTTTTGTAGCTGCCGTACACCGTCTGGTACGAGGATTCGTTCTTCTGCTTCCAGAAATACGTCGTGTCCCCGCATATCCAGGGAACACCGTCAGCAGAGCCACCGACGCACTGACCTGCCATATCCGCCAGGTCTGCACGGAATTTATCAACCAGCGCACCAAACTGTGCTGCGTGATTTGCCGGCGTACCGCCAAAATCAAATTCCCCCTGCATCCACACCACGGCAAACAGCACATTTTTCGGATTCTTCTTCAGTGCTGCTTTTGTTCGACCGATAAGGTCCTTATACAGCGGCTTGTCCACACCCCAGCGGGTTGAATTCTCCGAGGCACCACTCGCGTCACTGTATGTGCCATCGGCTCCGGTGGTGAACGCTGAACCACCACGACAGCACGGAACCAGCAGAATGCCCGCATTCGCCGGTATAAACGGCAGCAGTTTTTTGGCGATATGCAGCCCCTGCCCCACGGTTCCGTACTGCCCCTTTGACAGGTCCGCTTTCGGATGGTTAAGACGGCTCATGTCCTGCACATCATGCAGACAATGGTCCGCCGGAATGATGTCGTTATATTTGCATACTGCACCGCCCGGTGTCACCGTACTGCGACGCGCTAACTGTTTAATACGTGGATCAGGGCTGTCGAATGTATCCGGCAATGGCAGTCCCTCACCGTATGACATACCATTGGACTGACCAGCAAGCGCGATCACATAGTAATATTCTGGCGCAACAGAAGGCGCTGAGGTCGTCGGACGGTTGCCTGGCTCCTCTGGTGATGAGATGCTCCCCTCACTCACAACTGGCTGGATGAACTCCGCACCATAACCAGCTGTCGAAATCAGCGCACTACCATAAGGCTGCCACCCTTCCTTCAGTTTTTGAGTTATTCGTTTCGCAAGGTCTGACGGCGACGCCGCCCTGACAACATCATAGTGTTTAAATGCCATGAATCCTCCCGGCCGGGATAATATTGTGAGTAAAATAAGGAGCGGGCTGAAGTCCGGAAGTTACAGGACAATGGCAGAAGGAAGACTACAGCCCGAAATACGAAAAAGGCCGCGCAGTTGCGCAGCCTTATGAATCCTGGTTAAAATGATTTCGATTATTAAAACGAGTATCTCATGCAATTGCCCGAACCCACTCGGGCTTTTTTACATGTAAAAAGGCCCCTGCTATGAGAGGCCTTGGTATATGCCTAATCTCTGTATACTGCATGGTGCCGGGTGCCTCCCGGTGAGTTCGGCCTGGTACCACCGAACCCGTGTCGATAATGAATCACAAGCAAGGATTTTTCACCAGTCGCCCCTCCACACAGGGGGATTCACCATGCGAAATTTTTTTAACAAATGCTCAGTCTGACAGGCAACTGTCAACTGACTGAATTGTGACACAGATTACACTTGTTACCCACATACCACGAATCAGGTTATGCCTCAGTCATTATTAAACTGCACTTCAGCAAATCCGGAGCCTGATTCACAGGTACTGGATTTGATTGTGACAGTCATTCCTGTCAACTGAGCACTTTGCAGTAACGGTTGCAGATTCCAGCGACTGGTCCAGTATTCTTTCCCGTCAACCTTCACTGTAAATGTGTCATCCTCATTATACTTGGAAAACTCAATTTTACCTTTAGCACAATCCGCCGCCATTGCATTAACAGAAGCTAATGCAAATAAAACCGCCATAAACATCTTCTTCATGCTTAACTCCTTTATTTACCCGTTGTATATAAAAACTGTGACTTTCTGTTCAGAAACGCTGCAGCTGTATTACTTTCCCATAATGTATTGTTTATTTTTATAACAGGCCTGTCGCCAGTTATCTGACATTCTGGTTGACTCTCTTCATTCACGGCGCGAACAGAACGCGCCCCCTGATGATGGCAATTCAGTATAACGGCCACAGTCCCCAGTATCGCTGATATATTATTAAAGGATATTCTCCCCACTCTGACACCATCCTCTCCCCGATACTCCGGAAGCACATTGCTGATTCGCCCCCAGTTCAGAGTGAGGTCCACGTCTCCCGGCGTCATCGTATACACAGGAGCAGTTTCAGACAGTGCCTGACGAAATTCTCTCTGTATCTGCCTGAAGCGTAAGGCTTCTGCTGTGACAGTGACAAAACGCAGAACTGCTCTGGATGCATCTCTGGTCATTGTATTACCACTGAACTCCATTAACGCCAGATATGATGAAACCAGTGAGTGACGACTGATTTGCATTCCGGAACGTTCCAGCGCTGCGACACGTTGCAGAGTGGTATAACTGCTGTCCGTTGTCATGGAAACCGTTGTCACACCGGGCACTGATATATGTGTAAAATCTGAAAAACGGTAGAAAGTATTTGTTGCCGTATTAACGAACCCGGCCACATATAAATTATTTTGCTCAATAATCAGACGAAGATGGTCAAAACGCGCCTGATAGACATCAAGCCCTCGTATATCCACAGCAAAATAACTGCCCGGTGGGGTGTGGTTAATAACAGACACCGATGTGGTCCCCTGAGATATATGTTCAAGAGGGGTCGATATCTCTGTCCGTATACTATTTAACGAAGAGACATAACTTTGTTGGGTCGAAAAGTCTATCGTAAACTCCCGGGAATAGGATACCGAAGAAAAACCCAGTAACAGGCACAGTACCCATTTAAATAATATACACTTCATATACAGGTGTTCCTTTTGGCTGAAGTAATCAGCACCAGACCCGGCGCAGATATAAAAAAGGCCCGCAAAAGCGAGCCTGGTAAATAAATATGGCGCGTTGTACTGGATTCGAACCAGTGACCGATTGCTCAGAAGGCAATTGCTCTGTCCGGCTGAGCTAACAACGCATAATGCAGATAATGGACCGCCATCGAGGACTCGAACCCCGCGCAGCCAGCTTCGAAGGCTGGCGCTCTGTCCCGATGAGCTAATGGCGGTATGTGATATGGTGGCCCTTGCTGGATTTGAACCAGCGACCTGGCGATTATGAGTCGCTCGCTCTCACCACTGAGCTAAAGGGCCGGGCGCAGGATAATAACGGTACGTAACTAATCCTGCAATATCATCCGTTCTGACTGACTACATTCTGAACTTCCCTGACCGTCTGCTCAAAACGCCCGCTCTCCAGCTCAACGCCAATTGCACGACGCCCTAGCGCCATTGCTGCTTTGACGCTACGGACATAAAAAAGCCAGCCACTGGGGGAGGCTGGCAAACTCGTAGAGCAAAATGCTGTTACGCAAACTTCGTTACAGGGTTATCCTGCAATACTTAAAATATACAATATTTAGAAAACTAATAGTGCTATATGCGATTTTTAAGATTTTGTTATTAATTACGGTCGCACCTTCCTTTCTGTGTACTTTCCGTATAGCTCACAGGATTCGGGGTACAAAAAAACCCGCGCATCGGCGGGTTCGACTGCGTGGCAATGTAACCACTCTTATCATGATATGCAGATTTTTACGATCGTAAACTATTTTTTCGCTGATAAAATACAGAGGTTCTCCCTCCCGGCAATTCACGCTCAACATACCGATCCATCTCAAGCCTCACTCCCAGCATCATCAGCATGCCTTCAACAATCCCCTCCGCTTTGTGAAGGCGTTTACCTATACAGGTGTCAGAGCACCCATGTTTCCGTGCCAACGCCATGAACGTCTCCCCCAACACGTAATAATCAACCAGCAAGTCATGCAGATCGCGATTGTTCCGGTAAAGGCGGGCTATGCACCCGCATATCACCATCGCATCATCGTCACAGCACTGTGGACGTGATTTTACTTTTTCGGGGATCAGTCCCTTAAATCCGGCAGCAATGGGCGACCATGTAACATCCTCATAGTTATTTGCCGCCCATGCCCCCCAGCGCTCAAGAACCTGCCGGATATCACGCATCAGTATCTTTACCCCATCCGCGGTGAACCATAAGAACACCGTTGACGATAGCGTGTCTTTTCCCTTCTTTATCGCCAGTGTATTTTCTGACCGTGTTGCGACTACAGTTCAGTATTCTGGCTACCTCGGTCTGATTTTCATATGCCTCAACGAGCATGTCTGGAATGGTTTTTACTGTGAACGTCATGCGGCCTCACTTCTGCTGTTTCGCAGGTCTTTAAGTTTCTGCTGATACTTCGCCTTGATCGCCCTGCATTCTTCGACAGTCCAGCGATGGCGGTTATGGTTCGATTCGATTTCGTCTACTGCTTCCTGCCCGATGCGGTTAATCAGTTCGACGCGATACGGAACGAGATTTCCGCTTTTGTGCTGGTTGCACACCACGCATTGCTTGTGAATATTGCGTTCATCAAATCGGAGTTGAGGTGCCGCAGCAGTTGTCCGGTAATGTCCGGCATCCCACTGAGCAGACGTGAGCGTTCCGCACGAGATACATGGTAAGTCGCGGTCTCTTTCTCTGATGAAGGCGTTTACGGCTTGTTGGGCTTGTTTAATCCAGTAACTGCGGGGCTTTAAGGCGAGTTTTCGAATCTTCAGTTTATCTTTCTGTTTCTGCTCCTCTCGTCGTCGTTTCTTCTCTGCTGCTTTTTCCGCTTTTTCGCGTTCTTTACTTCGTCGTTCGAGTGCTAATTGAGTTCCGTGTTCCGGGCAGCACCACCACTGATTTGAGAATGCCGGGTGAAACCATTCCTTGCATATTTTGCATTTCCTTCGCGCTGGTTTAGCCATTAAGCAGCCTCCCTTGTTACTTTCAGCATTCCGTTATCGAGCAGCTTTCTGGTCAGCCACTGTTGACCACGCCCGGTGATTTTTGTGGTGAACGATATCTGTATTCCGTGATTTGTATTGACCGCTGTTTCTTTCACTGTGAAATAGCCACGATCCATATATTCCTGCATTGGCACATTGCGCCGGGAGCCTGAAGCAATAAGGATTTTGTGATCGCGCATCCACGCAAACAGTTTGTTTGGACCAATACCAACAACCTTTGCAAAGTTTCCAATCAAAATTCCGCTGGCCTCGCCAACGCGATCGGCAAACTCAACTTTAGGTGCTGCGAGAGCAAGCTGTTTCTCCAGTTCAGCCTTCTGGTCTTCAAGGTCGGCCGCAAGGCGCAATGCCTCAGAAAAGGTTTGTGGTATTTTCGCGGTTGCCCCTTCGAGTTCTCGCCAGCGGTCAACAAGGCGAGCGGTGAATTCCGGCGACAACTGGGCAACGACAATAATGCTGTCGCGCTTACCTTGTTCGCCCTCAAAAACGTAAGCCTCTACGCCACGAAGTAATCCTAAGTTATTGATTTTTTCGAAAACCACCATTGGGGGATTTCGGATCACACCTCGAACCGCCAGTCGTTCAATGGATTGTTTCACCTTGTCATGACGGCTTCCCACCAACTCAGCGATTTCAATGCTTGTCATTTTGATGGCATTGCTATTTATCAGCTCATTCATTGTCATGTCCTCTCACATTGAAAATTCAGCAATAAAAAACCCAGCCGAAGCTGGGTTTGTTAAGTTGTCAATTGTCAGTAGCGATGCAGTGAAGGCGGCAACTCTTTGTTCTTAAGCCTTTCCCATGCCAGAAGGTTCGTCGGCCCGTCAGGCTCATAAATATCTATATCCCGCGTGTGATTAATTAAAACGCCCCTCGCCCTCCCGATGATATACGAGAACTCATAGCCGTAGTCGTGGCATATGCCGGAATAGCCAGACTGAATCAGTTTTAATGCGGGATACAACTCACGGAACAATGCCTGTGAGCGGTTGGCATAATCCCACAGCCATACAAGGCTGTCTGTTTCTTTTGCGGAAAGCCCGTTGAGCTTCTTCTCTTGTTTGCCAGTATTTTTCTCGCACTGGCTGAAATAGCAGTCTTCCAGTTTTTCGAACACATCCCACGCCTGATCAGTTTCGAGCATTTTTGCGTGACGGGCTGCGCCTCGTTCTGTCCAGAGTATGAGGGAGCGGGCTTTCGGGGAAATTTGTAACCCTCTTAAAGATGGTTGCAAATTTTGTGAGTTACTTAAAGTAACCCGCAAATTTTGTGAGTAGTTTAAAGCTACCCGCAATTCTTTAAGGTCATTACCAACAACTTTGAAAAAGTGTTTCCCTTCAACGAAGCGTACTTTGTTCTCATGATGATTCTGGCGAATACGCACCGGCTCAGTGCCGTAAAGCTGCGCCAAAAGTTCGGTGGTAATAACAGGAATCTGGTTATGGGTGATCGGGGAGAGAGTTTCAACAGAAATTTGAGTTGTCATAATGACGCCCTCTGGTGGTTTCTTAATAACTCACCACCGACGACGCCAATCGTCTGGTGGTGAACTGTGCAGGGTTGGCGTAACCGGGAAACCGACCGGCGCGGATCTCTCCGCCCCCACACAGCCCACCATAATTCAGATGTGCGCGTGCATACGACAATAAAAAACACGCTCGCGGCGTGTATCTGTCGCGGTCTCTATCCAGGACGCCAATCCCGACGCCAGATTTTGCTGGCGCGTGAGGAATATAGCCCCGAATAAATCATCGCGTCAATCACCTTGTTTTCCTCGCACGATGTCTTAGCCACCGGATATCCCACAGGTGAGCCGTGTAATTGAAGGTTTTTACGTCAGATTCTTTTGGGATTGGCTTGCGTTTATTTCTGGAGCGTTTCGTTGGAAGGTATTTGCAGTTTTCGCAGATGATGTCGGTGATACTTCGTCGCTGTCGCCTCATGCCGCCCTCCTGACGCCCTGCCCGATCGCCATCAATGCCGCTTTGGATACAGTAGTAAACATTCGTCGAGGACTGATGAACGGTCGCCAAATCAGCAGCATGGAGCCTTTGCTGTTTCCCTTCTTCTCCAGCCCTGTCGATGGTTCGATAAAATTAATCCGTCCATCAGTGATGATGCGAACTTCGTCAACACTCTCCAGAGCCTTGCTGAACCATCCGACTGACATATCCTCTGGCACAAGCATAACTACCGTCTGTCGCTGTTGTATGCACTGCTCAGCGGCTTTTTCCACCCACGGCCTGATATTGCTGTACGGTGGGTTATTCCAGATTGCACCGTGGCTTACCCACTCAGAATTGAGCGCGTCGTCGGCCTCAGTTAGCCAGTGAGCGCACAGAGCATTTTTGTCGCTCGCTGCCGAATCCAGCCAGAATCCAAACTCAATATCCAGTGCATCAAAAAGCCAAAGCGGCGTTTGCCAGCAGTCCTTGTCGTGTGCTGGCGTATTTGATTTGATAGTCATGCAGCCCTACCTTTTCGTTGTGACCATTCATACTCTCGCCGGGAGTCATCACTCCACCGCACGTTGCGCTCTGAGCCGAACCAGAACATGATTTCGATAAGCTCAGTCATGCTGGCCTTCCGCATTTTGCTGGTACGCACGCCAAGCATGACAACGCCACCGTCGATACCAGGCACACTTCGTTGCTTCAGTTTTTTGGTCTTAAGCCACAGGGCAGTGAACAGGTCTTTCCAGTCTTCCGGCGCCAGCCGTTGACCATGCCATAGCACCTGACGCGAAACATCGTTCAGCATCGGCCACATACGGTCATTCTGCGCTTTGCTGCGCTTGGGTTCTTTAACGTGGACTTCGTGGGGTGACTTGTCGTCGATGGGTAGTGAGAGAATGGCGTCTATGGCGTTATTTCTGATTGCTTCGTTGCGAAGCAGAAAGGTTTGCTTCATCTCCTGCTCTCCGGTTCCATTTTTCAGCCGCCGCAGCAACTGATGGTGCCCATGCCCCCCTGGCTTCACAGAGGTCACATTCTGCATAGCCCCACACATCAATATTTATTCCGGCCTCAACCCACAGACGAGCATTACCGCCGCAAAACGGACATTCTTTTAGCTTTGGCTGGGTTAATGATAGGTCGCTCATGCTCACTCCTTCACTTTAAATCCAGACTCCGGATAATTCTGTTGCGCTGAAACTCATTGTTGAGTTTGAACAACCGTCGAAGAACACGGTCACGCGGATAGCGTCGTGCGGCAGGTGAATGCTCATACAACTCATCAAGCGGCAAACTGGACGATGAACGATACCGATACCAACGCACCAACTCTTCACGAAAATTAGCCCTGACAAGCTCAGCTATCGTACTCATTTCTTAAAACCTCCTCAAACACATTCTGACGCATTTTTCATTCTCGCTGCTTATTGGCATGCCTTGCACGCGTTTACCTCGCTACAGAGCGATTGTGATGCCTTAAAAGCGATTTATTGAAGTGATATTTGCTTAATCGAAATTCTTTTCTTTGATTCCTGCGGCCCTGATGGCTTTCATTACTGCAATTACCGTTTTGTCACGCCCATCCTCATAACCCATCGCATAAGCACCTTCTTCACCATCTTTCCAAAAGTCGTCATTCGATTCGGGCCAGTCGATATCCAGTTCAATAGCAGAGCGCGATGCCTGCCATATCACCCAGGCAAACTCTTTTAATTCATCGTCTCCCGTGAACTGGCTTTTGTCTTTTGACCACCAGTTTTCAAACTGTCGGTAGCTATCGTTCACTTCCCTCTCCCCCAAATAAAAAGGCCTGCGATTACCAGCAGGCCTGTTATTAGCTCAGTGATGTAGATGGTCATTGCTTCATCTCCCTTTCCATTTCATCAATGTCAACGTCATCAGGAAGATGGGAGCAATACGCCGCTATACCATGATGATTTATCTCATACCCTTTAAACGTTACCATCTGGCGCGTAATCTCAATTTCGTTCAGGAATCCGCCATCGCATAACTGCCTGGCTATTTTCGATTTGGTCTGGATTATTGGTAGTGCCTGTTCTTTCAAAGCGTATGATATTTGTGCATCCCATGCCTTTTCGAGAATGGCTAATTGTTTTTTATTCATCAGAATCCTCCTTTCTTCTTGGACTGCGGTTCCTCGCGTTCACGTCGGCGCATTTCAGCAGACTGTTGGTCTGTGTCATAAATAGCGCCATTTGCCTGAATGCAATACACCGTGCCGGTATTGCCATGACGATTGAGACGAAGGATTAGTTCGGTTTCACCAGGTGGAACACTGTCATCAAAAGCACCTTCACGATGGATCCCCACCCAATAATCGCAATCCTGTTCAATCTGCCCTGTATCTCGTGAGTCACTTGGTAGTGGGCGTTTATTGGTTCGGCTTTCCAGTGCGCGGTTAAGCTGCGTCAGAAGCACAACAACGCAATCAAGCTCTTTGGCAAGGTTCTTCAGTCCTTTGGTGATCATGCCGTAAGCAAGGTCGTTGCGATCGGCCTTCTCAGCGGTCATTAGTGTCAGGTAATCGACCAGAATCATGCCAACGCATCCTTTTTCTCGTTTGATTCGACGGCTTTCGCTGACGATTTGAGCCAGAGATAATCCCGGCGTGTCGTCGATGTAAAGCAGGTCGATTTCACTCAAGCGATTAGCTGTTTCGATCGCCCTGTTGAAGTCACCATCGTAATCACCCTGATAGCCGTCATCGGCGTCATTTGTCGCCGGAAGGTAAAAAATATTCGGGTTAACACCTGACTTCTGTCCTACCAGTTTTTCCAGTATCTGATCACCTGGCATTTCAAGGCTGAACATCAGAGCGGGCTTTTTCTCATGCACTGCGCAATTGATTGCCATCTGGCTGTATAGCGTCGTTTTCCCCATCTTAGGGCGAGCGCCAATGACAAACAGAGAGCCTTTCACCAGACCTTTCGGTGACAGCATCCTGTCCAGCGATGGGATCCCTGTGCTCATTCCTCGTTGTTCGCCTGACGGGTCAAATCGCTTCTCAAGGTCGCTAACCCAGTCTTCCATGACCTCGCCAAATGAGCGAAGGCCGCGACGCGATCCGGTTTTTGCATGGTCTGTCAGTTGCGTGAAAATCGCCTGAATAGCTTCGTACTTCTGCGTTGCAGTCATTCCGTTGCGGGAATAGAGCAATTCCGTCGCTTCAGTCATGCGGTTGATGGCGTAGCGTTCCATTGCGGTTTCACGAACCTGCATTGCATAGGCAACGATGTTTGCTGCGCTTGGCGTGTTCTTTGCGATCTCAGCGATATAAGCAAAACCGCCAACAGACGCCGTTAACGATTTACGCTCCAGTTCATCGAAAAGCGTCAGGCCATCTACTGGCTTTTGCTCCCGGTGCATTCTGGTTATTTCTTCGAAAATGATTTTGTGTGGTCGGCTGTAAAATGAATCAGGCTTCAGCATCGCCAGAACTTTCTGGACGCGCTCACTGCTGTCATCATCCAGAAGCAATCCACCAATCACCGCCTGCTCTGCCTCGATGCTATGGGGCGGCGCATAAAAATTATCGGTCATCGTGTTCACCCTCACGAACTTTCAGGTAGGTATTATCGTTAAGCAGGAAATCAAATCCCTTTTTGTGCCAGACGGTTCCGCGCTGATGGTTTGGGCGCTCTTCGAACATCCATCGGCAATTTTCGCCTACGTAGCTCAAATAATTTCTCCAGTCCTGCATCGTGAACCCATGCCCGTCAAGCTGGCGGGTTATCACTCCGGCTTTGCGCCAGAACGTTCGGATCTGGTTTTTACGCTTGTCATTCAGTGCGCGGATTTTTGGCGCTTCAGGAAGGATTTCGTGGTAAGCATCGACAACATCCTGACAGCTAACGGAAGGTTTTTTCTTGTCAGACTTTTTGTCTGCTGTGGCACTCTCTAATACGTCAGTATTAGAGATAATATTATTATATTCTTTATCTGTGGTAATTTGCTGGTAATCTGCTGGTACAGTATTGCTTGCAGGCATTGGTATTGCTGGCTTTGAGGTGGTAATTTGCTGGTAATCTGCTGGTACAAAATTTGACTGATAATCGTCATATTTCTCTACCGAGAAAACTGAGAATTTACCGTGTGAAACCCAGTCAATCATGCCGAGTTTTTTGAACTTTCTAAGCAGGTACTGAACGCGATCTGGTTTGAGTCCTGTTTCAAACGCCAGAGAGTTTCTACCGCCAAGTAGCTTCCCTCTGCCTACCAGAATTCCTCCTGCGTCAGTCATTACATACTCAGGCGTATGCTTTGCTTTGAGGATTAAGTGAACCCACAGATGCGCAGCTTCTGCGTCCTTGTAAAACGGCACATCCATAATTTTACGGTGCAGCAAGGCATACCCCTTACCGCTGCTTTGATGCGGTTGTTGTAGCCTTCTTGCCTCTCTGGCTTCGGCTAGATTAGATATGTTACTCATGACCTTTCTCCTTCTGCATCAGCTTCACTTTTTCCAACTCAGCCCGGAATCGACCAGGCTGCTTGAAGCTGGACAGGAAGCGATCACGTAGTATGTGTTTGTGAATTTTGTCCTGGTAAGGACTGAGTTGTTTTGTCATAATTACTCCTGTGGATTGATCCAGTAATTCCCTCAGAATTGCATATCAATTTGCTTAAAATCCTCGGTGGCGGCCGGGGATTTTTTCTTTGTGATTTCATCAAGCGCATACTTAAAAGCCCTGCTAATCGGACTGATGTCTGATGCCATTCCGAAAGCACACAAGACCGAAGCAATAAATCTCCAGTCCGTTCTGCTTATCTTCGATTCATGACAGCCAATCATCTTTGCCAGACCGCGCTGGGTAAGCGTCGACAGGTTGATGAGTAAATCAGTTTCAGCGCGATCAATTTCTCGCTGTGATAGTTTGCTGTAACTTGTTTGTTCCATTTCTTAAGATTTCCAATAGTGAATAGCTAGTTGAAAGGTATGCGTGGAAACGCATATGGCCTTAGTTGGTCAGATATCTTGGGACTCGCTTTTCAGCGACGTAGGACGAATGTCCGTTGTTACAAAGAGCGGCTCCGCTTATTAAGCGGCTTTGTGCTCCGGCGGGAACACGTCATCAAGACTTACTTTTGCGCCTAACTTGTTTAGACACGCAACAAGAGCACGGCATGTTTTAAGGTCTGGGAAGCGACGACCAGATTCCCAATGTCCGATAGCTCCCTGTGTGCATCCAACTGCCTTAGCAAGTGTTGTTTGAGAGATATTCAGTGACTCTCGATATTTTCGTAGGTTGCTCATATGCCCTCCATAGTAACCACGAATAAAAAAATACAATATGTACTTCTCAAATACAAGTAAAAATACACATTGTGCATGGATGGTTCCAGTACAGAGCGTAATAATAAGGACATGAAAATGAAATGGTATGAACTGGCCAGATCCAGAATGAAAGAGCTCGGCATAACTCAAGAGAAGTTAGCCGAAGAGCTAGGTATGACGTAGGGTGGAATTGGACACTGGTTGCGCGGATCTCGTCATCCATCTCTTAGTGATATTGGTGTGGTGTTTAAATACCTTGGTATTGATAACATATCATTCAACCACGACGGGACATTTTCACCTGTTGGCGAATACTCATCGGCCCCAGTTAAAAAACAATATGAGTACCCTGTTTTTTCTCATGTTCAGGCTGGGATGTTCTCTCCAGAACTCAGAACCTTTACCAAAGGTGATGCGGAGAGATTGGTAAGCACAACCAAAAAAGCCAGTGACTCTGCATTCTGGCTTGAGGTTGAAGGTAACTCAATGACCGCACCAACAGGTTCCAAACCTAGTTTTCCTGACGGGATGTTAATTCTGGTTGACCCTGAGCAAGCTGTTGAGCCCGGCGATTTCTGCATAGCCAGACTTGGTGGTGATGAATTTACCTTCAAGAAACTGATCAGGGATAGCGGTCAGGTGTTTCTACAACCACTAAACCCGCAATATCCAATGATCCCATGCAATGAGAGTTGTTCCGTTGTGGGGAAAGTTATCGCCAGCCAATGGCCTGAAGAGACGTTTGGGTAAAGAGGATAGATGGAGTTTAATGGCCATGAGTATCAAGCGGTCAAAAAGAAGTTCATCTATTCATTGAAAGCATAAGGCCATCTGAGTATATCCGTAATGATCTGGATATTGTCTATAACATCAATGACCGGACGATAGATATCGGTGAGCAGCGTCCTGTATGGCAGGGTGAGGCAGGTGAAAAAACGTCCTGCCATCAACAAGAATCAAGTGCATCCGCTCTCTGGACAGATGGAAAATTTATTGGATGCAAAAAGATATGAAATAACACCTGTATAGCACGGAGCTTTCTCTGACCGATGCACTTGAAGTTGTTAGGGCTGACCCAGCCTGCTGTTTCTTTAGGTAAGAGAAAAGAGATTTAGGAGATGAAAGGTCGCAGAGGTGCGGCCTTTTTTATTGAGAGTGGATCTTGAACGGAAATTCTCAAGACTTGAGTCTTGCATGCAAATCAATTCCTGGATAAACTCGATCTGAGTCAATAACTTAGAGAGAGAGCAAATGGCAAAGTCAAACGTTAGCGTGCAGGCATTCAAGGACTTCCTTGAAGAGCTTATGTCGCTGAACATAATGAAGGAGGCCACCGCTCGAAATTTAAAAAACTCATCCGCTCGCCTCTTAACGGTAGTCCAAGAAGAGGAAATGGGTGATGTTACTCAGCTTGATGTGAATGAGCTTGCCGAGCGATACATCAACGCAACTGAGCCGAAGCCTAGCGACAGCAGCATTACTGCATATAAAAGCCGCATGGAAAGTGCAATCAAAAAGTTTGTAGCTTTCCAGTCTGGTGAAGAAATCCCATACACTCCGATTGACAAAGAATCCAGTGAGGAAAAAGATTTGACTGGCGAACCAACAAAAGTCGAAGGCAAGGCTAATGCACTTCATACCTATGATCTTCCAGTAGTTCTTCGACCTGAATCAGGGGTTACAGTAACGATTAAAGGCATTCCTAACGATATCACAAACGAAGAAGCCGAACGCATCTCTTCAATTCTGAAGGTTTACGTTCGGCCTCAATAATGCAAAAGCATTCAGCACAATGTCCAACTCCCCAGTCCGACATTGATGCTGTTTAACCAGAGCCTCCAAAAGGAGCCCTTGTTAAGGTACACAATATTTGCGATGTAACCTTAGCGCGTCTGGTACATTTTTTCAAGCGGTTGTAGGGCTGCCGCCAATATGAGAAAACACAGATGTCTACATACAATTTGAATGACCAATTCGATCGAGAAGTTCATGTGAATGCCTATGAACGGATAAGGCATGGAAATCTTGAACATGTGTGTGAGCATTATCGCTCAAGGCCACACCGCTAATCATCAACCCGGCCTCCATGCCGGGTTTTCTTTTCCTCTCGCCCAAAAAAACACATAACCAATTGTATTTATTGGAAAATAAATAGATACAACTCACTAAACAACGCAATTCTGATCTCTCCTTACATCGCCGAGGCAATACACCCACGCTAAAAAACAATACTATTAAATACAAAGCGTTGTAAAAAAACGCCCCGTTTTAGAACAAATTGTATTGACCAAGTGAAGTACATATCGTACTATTTAACCATCAGCAGGACGCTGGAAGCCAAATGGAACAGACTGGCAGGCTCTTTAAACAACGTCGACTCTCGACTACGTGGCTGAAAAGCCAGATCACCCAACCACATAAGCTGTGGGATGCAATGCCGAAGCAACCGTCTCAGGAGGAGCTTCGAGATTGCATCGCCAAAGTTTATTCGGGAGGAATCTATGTCCAGAAAAACAGAATTTAAAGGCACCGCAGCTTCTCGCCGTAGAGCTCGTCGCGCAAACCTGCAAAGTCAGGAGGCGATTAGCTCCGACAAACTACACAGGCCAACCCCATCACGAGTGGTCTTACAATGCAAACGCAAACCAGCAATGAGAGCAGAAGTAATAACACTGACAACGTTGACCAGAAAATATGAAGGCTCAACTTGTCTTCCAAATGTAGCTCTTTACGCGGCAGGCTACCGTAAATCCAAACAACTGACAGCAAGATGACTTGTGTTGGTCGCCAGAAAATGAAATTAGGCAGCAAACCACTTATTTGAGGTGATATATGGAATTTCATGAAAGTGCGATTTGTGATTTTCGCGCTAACGCAAATTCAGTAAAACCACAGCCAATTGCAGTTCTTTTTAAAACAATGGGTGCGTGGGCTGTTTTATGCTTCGCCGCTGACGACACTGACGCAAGAATGGCAATAGGACAAGAGATGGAGATGGACCCGACAAACGATGAATTCATAATTTATGGCGCTCCATCTAATTACTTACTTGATACCTGCAACATTTACAACAAGGCTGCCTGATGGTGGCCTTTATTTTTGGCATAAACAACAGAATAAACACAGCACTGTGTATTCATTCCAACGAGTGAATACACGGAGCAATGTCGCTCGTAACTAAACAGGAGCCGACCTGTTCTGATTATTGGAAATCTTCTTTGCCCTCCAATGTGAGGGCGATTTTTTATCTGTGAGGATATGAACAGATGTCAAACATCAAAAAATACATCATTGATTACGACTGGAAAGCATCAATAGAAATTGAAATCGACCATGACGTAATGACAGAGGAAAAACTTCACCAGATTAATAATTTCTGGTCAGACTCTGAATACCGACTCAATAAACACGGCTCTTTATTAAATGCTGTATTAATCATGCTGGCGCAACATGCTCTGCTTATAGCAATTTCAAGCGACTTAAATGCATATGGTGTTGTGTGTGAGTTCGACTGGAATGATGGAAATGGTCAGGAAGGATGGCCTCCAATGGATGGTAGCGAAGGAATAAGAATTACCGATATCGATACATCAGGAATATTTGATTCAGATGATATGACTATCAAAGCCGCCTGAGCGCGGCGTTACCGCATACCAATAACGCTTCACTCGAGGCGTTTTTCGTTATGTATAAATAAGGAGCACACCATGCAATATGCCATTGCAGGGTGGCCTGTTGCTGGCTGCCCTTCCGAATCTTTACTTGAACGAATCACCCGTAAATTACGTGACGGATGGAAACGCCTTATCGACATACTTAATCAGCCAGGAGTCCCAAAAAATGGATCAAACACTTATGGCTATCCAGACTAAATTCACTATCGCCACTTTTATTGGCGATGAAAAGATGTTTCGTGAGGCCGTCGACGCTTATAAAAAATGGATATTAATACTGAAACTGAGATCAAGCAAAAGCATTCACTAACCCCCTTTCCTGTTTTCCTAATCAGCCCGGCATTTCGCGGGCGATATTTTCACAGCTATTTCAGGAGTTCAGCCATGAACGCTTATTACATTCAGGATCGTCTTGAGGCTCAGAGCTGGACGCGTCACTACCAGCAGATCGCCCGTGAAGAGAAAGAGGCAGAACTGGCAGACGACATGGGAAAAGGTCTGCCCCAGCACCTGTTTGAATCACTCTGCATCGATCATTTGCAACGCCACGGGGCCAGCAAAAAAGCCATTACCCGTGCGTTTGATGACGATGTTGAGTTTCAGGAGCGCATGGCAGAACACACCCGGTACATGGTTGAAACCATTGCTCACCACCAGGTTGATATCGATTCAGAGGTATAAAGCGGATGAGTACAGCACTCGCAACGCTGGCAGGGAAGCTGGCTGAACGTGTCGGCATGGATTCTGTCGACCCACAGGAACTGATCACCACTCTTCGCCAGACGGCATTTAAAGGTGATGCCAGCGATGCGCAGTTCATCGCATTGTTGATCGTCGCCAACCAGTACGGCCTTAATCCGTGGACGAAAGAAATTTACGCCTTCCCTGATAAGCAGAACGGCATCGTTCCGGTGGTGGGCGTTGATGGCTGGTCCCGCATCATCAATGAAAACCAGCAGTTTGATGGCATGGACTTTGAGCAGGACAATGAATCCTGTACATGCCGGATTTACCGCAAAGACCGTAATCATCCGATCTGCGTTACCGAGTGGATGGATGAATGCCGCCGCGAACCATTCAAAACCCGCGAAGGCAGAGAAATCACCGGCCCGTGGCAGTCGCATCCCAAACGGATGTTACGGCATAAAGCCATGATTCAGTGTGCCCGTCTGGCCTTCGGATTTGCTGGTATCTATGACAAGGATGAAGCCGAGCGCATTGTCGAAAATACTGCATACACTGCAGAACGCCAGCCGGAACGCGACATCACTCCGGTTAACGATGAAACCATGCAGGAGATTAACACTCTGCTGATCGCCCTGGATAAAACATGGGATGACGACTTATTGCCGCTCTGTTCCCAGATATTTCGCCGCGACATTCGCGCATCGTCAGAACTGACACAGGCCGAAGCAGTGAAAGTTCTTGGATTCCTGAAACAGAAAGCCTCTGAGCAGAAGGTGGCTGCATGACACCGGACATTATCCTGCAGCGTACCGGAATCGACGTGAGAGCTGTCGAACAGGGGGATGATGCATGGCACAAATTACGGCTCGGCGTCATCACCGCTTCAGAAGTTCACAACGTGATAGCAAAGCCCCGCTCAGGAAAGAAGTGGCCTGACATGAAAATGTCCTACTTCCACACCCTGCTTGCCGAGGTTTGCACCGGTGTGGCTCCGGAAATCCCCGCTAAAGCACTGGCCTGGGGAAAACAGTACGAGAACGACGCCAGAACCCTGTTTGAGTTCACTTCCGGCGTGAATGTTATTGAATCCCCGATCATCTATCGCGACGAAAGTATGCGTACCGCCTGCTCTCCCGATGGTTTATGCAGTGACGGCAATGGCCTTGAGCTGAAATGCCCGTTTACCTCCCGGGATTTCATGAAGTTCCGGCTCGGTGGTTTCGAGGCCATAAAGTCGGCTTACATGGCCCAGGTGCAGTACAGCATGTGGGTGACACGAAAAGATGCCTGGTACTTTGCCAACTATGACCCACGTATGAAGCGTGAAGGCCTGCATTATGTCGTGGTTGAGCGGGATGAAAAGTACATGGCGAGTTTTGACGAGATGGTGCCGGAGTTCATCGAAAAAATGGACGAGGCACTGGCTGAAATTGGTTTTGTATTTGGGGAGCAATGGCGATGAAGCATCCTCACGATAATATCCGGGTAGGTGCGATCACTTTCGTCTACTCCGTTACAAAGCGAGGCTGGGTATTTCCCGGCCTTTCTGTTATCAGAAATCCCCTGAAAGCACAGCGGCTGGCTGAGGAGATAAATAATAAACGGGGAGCTGTATGCACAAAGCATCTCCCGTTGAGTTAAGAACGAGTATCGAGATGGCACATAGCCTCGCTCAAATTGGAGTCAGGTTTGTGCCAATACCAGTAGAAACAGACGAAGAATTTCATACGTTAGCCACATCCCTTTCACAAAAGCTGGAAATGATGGCGGCGAAAGCAGAAGCAAACGAGAGAGACCCGGCATGACAACAACAGAATGCATTTTTCTGGCAGCAGGCTTCATATTCTGTGTGCTTATGCTTGCCGACATGGGACTTGTTCAATGACACCTCAGCAGGAAAACGCCCTTCGCAGCATTGCCCGTCAGGCTAATTCTGAAATCAAAAAAGCCAGACAGCAGTTTCCGGATAAAAACGTCGATGACATTTGCCGTAGCGTACTGAAGAAGCACCGCGAAACGGTAACGCTAATGGGATTCACACCGACTCATTTAAGTCTGGCGATCGGCATGTTAAACGGCGTCTTTAAGGAACGGTGAACATGAAAAGCAAAATCATCAGGGAGCTACAGGCTCCTTTTTTATTATTCGCATTCACCCTCAAGCGTATTAACCAACAATTCAGGGATTAATGAAAGATGGCAGACCTCATTGATTCAGCATCAGAAATTGAAGAATTACAGCGCAACACAGCAATAAAAATGCGCCGCCTGAACCACCAGGCTATATCTGCCACTCATTGTTGTGAGTGTGGCGATCCCATAGATGAGCGAAGACGCCTGGCCGTTCAGGGTTGTCGGACTTGTGCAAGTTGCCAGGAGGATCTGGAGCTTATCAGTAAACAGAGAGGTTCGAAGTGAGCGAAATTAATTATCAGGCACTGCGTGAAAAGGCAGAGAAAGCAACTAAAGGAAGCTACATCGTAGGGCATACATCTGTTAACCAGCACGGCAATTTAACAGGAGTTTTTGTTTGCCAAAAATGGAAAGGAGAACCCGGTGGCGTGATTGCGGAATGTCATGTTAACTGCCTGATTGAATCAGATGATCAGGCTTATGCAAACGCTGAATTCATAGCAGAGGCTAACCCGGCTACCGTGCTGGCACTGCTGGATGAACAGGAAAGAAACCAGCAATACATCAAACGCCGCGACCAGGAGAACGAGGAGATTGCGCTTACGGTTGGGAAGCTGCGTGTTGAGCTTGAAGCAGCAGAGAACAACCTTATTGATAGTGAATGCCATGTTGCTGAACTGGAAGAAGCTCTACGCGATAAGCAGGCGTTACTTGAAGCCTCAGAAAAGCGCAACGCAAAATTACAAAGCGAGAATGCATACATCCGCAACCGGTACAAAGAACTGGACCTATTAATCGGGAAAAACATTCTGGTCATGCAGGCTGCCATTATCGAATGGCAGGCAACTGGCGACGCTAAGAGCGGACTAGCATGGATTTATAACACACTGTTTGGCCCTGGCGAATTACCGGACGAATCTGAGAAAGATGCTCAGGCCTACTTTAATCGCAAATATGCACCGATTGACGAAAAGCTTATGGCGCTTCACAAGTGGTTTTGGGAACAAAGTGAAGCCGAGCGCGCCGCTGGCATTCGCATCAAAAGAGGTGAGTAATGCGTGTGGCATGTATCGGCTTGTTACCGTATCCGACTCGTTTTTGGGCTTCTGCGCTAATTGCAAAGAACATCATCCCGACACCAAAGCGCCGCCATACCGGTATTGCAGCGGCACGACGAGCAGCAAAGAGATGCAGGAGAGCAAAACGATGAAAAACCGTAAAGCAAAGATTCTGTTAGTTCGTAGAAACGCTCCTGGCGTCTGGCAGTGGGTGAGACTCAGCAACCGACGGATGGGGTTGATGAAATATTACGGGATGATGGATTGTGGTTTTTGCAAAAAGCCCAGCGCGGAGCAAAACCGCTGGAAAAACCACTTGCGCACTAAAGGAGAGTGATATGGCTATTGCTGCAAGTTACACCATGCATCTCTATTGTGATTGCCTCCAGTGTACAGATGGCAAATATAAGTCGCCAGACTTCGGTGAGTATATCGGTACGTCATGGGCTGGCTGTGCAAAAGAGGCGCGCAAGGATGGCTGGCGAATAAGCAAAGACAAAACGCGTGCTTTTGCGCCAGGGCATAAAATTTTGAGGAGCAACAAAGGAGAGTGATGTGCCTACATTATTCAGAAAAGAATATCCGCGAAAAAGTAGAGCGACAGAATTTTTGTTTCTCATTCTGTTTATCGTGTTGATGACACCGATATCCCCGCTAATTTTTGTCTGGGCAATCGGGAAAATAATTGAGCTAGTTATTGAGTTGTATAACGACGTGGTATGGGCGTCGTTCAACACACTGCACAATAAAATTAACCCATATAAGGAAAACTGAAATGGCAACTTTGCAGGAATTAATCGACCTGACGCCAGAACAGGAAAAAGCGTGGAATCGTCTTGTGAAGGCTGTAAAGGATTTCAGGGCAGCCGGAGGAAAGTTTTATAGTGTCCTAGACACGCTGAGCGCATACAACGGCGAGCACGTTGCCAGCATTGATAACGATAAGGGCTACCACACTGCAAGCGTCTATATGCCTAGCATTGATGCGCCTGGGTTAACCAGTTGGGCTGATGATTGGCACGGCATCACGCTGAAAGATGGCGTTGAAGTGGATAAGGACTAACACATGACAACGTTCACCGACAAAGAAATGATTAAAGAAATCAAAGAGCGAATCGGCAGCCTGGACGTGCGAGATAATATTGAGCGCCGTGCTTATGAAATTGCGTTGACTGCATTGACCACTGAACCATTCGCCACTATCGACACAGTGGGAATTGAGCTCGTTAAATATGGTTGTAACACGTTTATTTGTCCCGACAATTCGATGGAGCCGGGAAATGTACCACTATATATCGGCCTGCCACGAATTGATCCAGCAAGCCAGACTGCCAAGCTGTCATTCCAGGAATGGTTGTCAGAACAAAAAGAAAAAATAGACGTTGATTGCGGATGTGTAAGCATCGAAACGCTTACGCACTGGATGAAATCCGCTTATGAGGCTGGTAACTCTCCGGTAACTCCGGATAGTTGGATAAGCTGTAGTGATCGAATGCCTGAAAAGGGCCAGAACGTGCTTATTTCGGTGAATTTCGATAGCTCTCTGGTTGAACCGCTAATATGCTCCGCACGCTATACCGGAAGCACCTTTCGGCGCGGAGATGCAACGATTAAGCCGGGTAATGGTATTGAGCAAGCAACTCACTGGATGCCGCTACCAGAACCGCCGCAGAGGTTAACCGTGGCTAACCTGCAACTTGCCGTTAAAGGTGAATACTTCGATGCCATGATTCGCGGAGAGAAAACGGAAGAGTATCGCCTGTTTAATGACTACTGGAATAAGCGAATTATGTTCCGCGAGTATGACCGCCTGATTATCACAAAGGGATATCCGAAGCGCGACGATTCCAGCCGAAGAATTGATGTTCCGTATGACGGATATGAAATCAAGACAATCACACATCCGCACTTCGGTGATAAACCGGTAAAGGTGTTCGCGATAAAGGTGAATATCGGCAATGAATAACAATCCTCGCATTCGCGGGGATTTCTTTTATCTGAACTCGCTACGGCGAGTTTTGTTTTATGGAGATGATTATGGCCTGTTCAACATTCAACCCTCTAACGTTACAGAAATACCAGCCAGACCCTGAAGATTTATGCTCACTGTGTGGCGGAAATCATGGCAAAGCCGCCATGATCGAATGTAAAGACAAAATCCACATTTGCCTTAATTGCGTTGATGTCCTCGTTGATATCAAAAATGAGAGAGAAGATAAAAAGCGTAGCGAGGCTGTTCGCGCCTTAGATTCATGGATGCGAGATGGGTATAGTGCCGCGCAAATTTATGACTTAGCAATATCAAAAGGCGAAATACCAGGAGTGCGCATCGAATAAGACGTAACCAATATTCGAATTGAAGAACTGAAAGAACACCAAGCCGCCTGATGGCGGTTTTTTCTTACACATGCAGAGGCAACTTATGCGCGAGTTAGTAAACCAACATAACCATGGCATTCAGCCAGTCATCACACCTGTTGTACAGATAAATGCGAATGAATGGGTAACACTGGAGCTTTTAATGGCTGTAACAGGCCTGAGAAAAGGAACAATATTACGCGCCAGGGACAGTGCGTGGATGAACGGCAGAGAATATAAACAAATCGCCCCCGACGGAACGCCAAAGAAAAACAGCGAATGTCTCTATCATCTTCCTACCATCAACACTTGGATCAAAAACCAACCCTTACCATCTCAGGATGTTTAATTCTTGTCCATAAGAGTATAACCTGAGCGTGCTCTTGGACGCAGGAGGAACAATGGCGAATTCAGCCTATCCAGCCGGCGTTGAAAATCACGGAGGAAAACTCCGAATAACGTTTAAGTACAGGGGTAAACGAGTGCGCGAAAATCTTCGCGTGCCCGATACACCGAAAAACAGAAAGATCGCTGGTGAGTTAAGGGCTTCGGTCTGCTTTGCAATCAGAACAGGAACGTTTGATTATGCCGATCGATTCCCTGACTCACCTAACCTGAAGCTATTTGGCCTGGTAAAAAAAGATATCACCGTCGGTGAACTGGCACAGAAATGGCTTACTCTGAAAGCAATGGAAATCGGTAGTAACGCCTTAAATCGTTATCAATCAGTGATGAAAAATATGCTACCGAGGCTTGGTCCTGGCAGGCTGGCGTCATCGATTACAAAAGAAGATCTGCTGTTTATCAGGAAGGATTTACTGACCGGGGAAAAGGGAAGCAGGAAAACCAGCACGTCCCGAAAAGGAAGAACCGTACCCACAGTGAACTATTACATGACAACAACAGCCGGAATGTTCAGCTTTGCCGCCGAAAACGGGTATCTGGAGAAAAACCCGTTTAATTCAATAACACCGCTGAGGAAATCAAAACCAGTGCCGGATCCACTGACCAGAGATGAGTTTAGCCGTCTCATTGATGCCTGCCATCATCAACAGACCAAAAACCTCTGGACAGTGGCTGTTTTTACAGGGATGCGACACGGTGAAATTGCCGCACTTGCATGGGAGGATATCGACCTGAAAGCTGGCACGATAACAGTGCGACGAAATTTTACAAAAATAGGTGATTTTACGCTACCAAAGACCGACGCAGGCACTAACCGGGTTATACATCTTCTGGCACCAGCAATTGAAGCGCTTAAAAACCAGGCGATGCTTACTCGTCTTAGCAGGCAGCATCAGATCACTGTTCAATTACGCGAGTACGGAAGAACAATTTTGCACGAGTGCACTTTTGTTTTCTGTCCGCAAATCGTTCGCAAGAATCACAAGGCGGGTATTAACTACGCGGTAAGCTCCATCGGAGCGACATGGGATTCAGCAATAAAAAGAGCGGGTATCCGATCCCGTAAAGCGTATCAGTCACGCCATACCTATGCGTGCTGGGCTTTATCTTCCGGAGCAAACCCGACATTTATTGCATCACAGATGGGGCACTCCAGCGCCAGCATGGTCTACAATGTTTATGGTGCATGGATGCCTGAGTGCAGCGTGACTCAAGTTGCCATGTTGAATAATGTCCTTAATGCCCGTGCCCCAGACGTGCCCCAAAGTGACCAGGAGGATGAAATAAAATTATATTTTTCAAAATGATAAACCATATCCTTAGACATGTTGAAAC